ATAAACTATAATTAGTTAAATTATAATTTATTTTACCACCCTTTTTCGGTCTATTATTAAAATAAATTGGATATTTTATAGACTGTAACGATAATTTTAATTCAGGAAACATATCTATATGAACCACTCTAATATTTTCACATTTTTTTAATTCATATCCCTTCTCACGCATTTTAGTGTTTAATGTAAAATCCCAAAATGTTGATTCGTCAACAACCCAATAATTTATATCTTCGACCACTTTTCTACGCTGTATATTTACGCAAGTTACTATATTTACATCTCCAAAAATAACCCCCTGATAATCAATTTTATTTTGAATTGAAATAACACCACCAACACCATTTCTTTTCAACATTAATTGTCCAATTTTAGGAAAAGCATCCATGACCTTCACAATTTCACGTAAAAAATATTCGGTTATAGGTGGACAATCGTTATCCCACTGCATTGTATATTCACAATCTTCATCCAGATTTTCATAACCAATTTTAGTTCCACCAAAATCACCCAGATTTTCTGTAAGATAAATTGGTTTTATTTTATAATAACCTTCTTTTTCTAAAGATTTTAACCATTGTCCAGTACCATCTGTACTTGCTTGGTCTATAACAATTATTTTATAATCATCATATCCAGCCAAACGGTCAATTTCTCTTATTGTCAAAGAAGTATATTCCAGACGATTAAATGCTCTTATTATAATATTTACTCTTGCCATTGTTTTATCTTTAAATACTAAAAATTATGTTTTCTCCTAATGGCATTTACTGCGTCAACCTCACTATTTGAATTTGAAGTGATACCGGAATCCAGATAATAGGCATAAAACGTCTTATCGTGCACTAAAACACCTTTACCACCCTGTTTTACAATTGTCAACCAGACATCCCAATCTTGAAGTCTTCTCAGGCTTTCATCGAAACCCGGAAACGCTTCTCTGCGCACCAAACTCATTGTTGAAATATAATTACCATATTTTAACGCATCAGCATTAAACTGCATTGCGGGAATCTGAAAATTTCCACGCATTGGGTGTGTTTCGGGATGCAACACAATACCGTGATATCCAGTATATGTAAAACTCAGTGTGGGGTCTTTAAGTAGTGGTTGTAATAATGATGATATATAATTGGCTGGTAACAAGATATCATCATCACAAAAAAACAAAAAAGGTTGCGTGGACTTCTTGAATCCTGCATTTCTTTTCTTAGGTGCGCTACCTTCATCATCATTAACAATAATTTCAATTACGTCATTTGCCTCAATTAAAGGCAAAACCATGTTTTCAAAAAATTCTTTTCTGTTTTTACTTAGCGGAATTATAACACTTACTGGTAATCCATCATCTACTTTGTCTACTTTTATCATTCTTCATAGCTTATTGGCAAATCATTTTTATATTTTTCTACGAATTGTTTTCTATTTTCTTCCCATTGTTGATTTGTCATACCTACTGATTGATGTAAAATTCTGATGTCCGTAGTAACACCGATTTCACAACCATCAAGATAATTTGGAACACAAAAACTGAGGTCATACAAGTGAAAACCTTTGAATTCTTCGTCCCATAAATCACAAATATTATTACAGTCTGCTGCAATAAAAAGACCGTCAACAAGTACCACTGGTTTTACAAATCCCTTTTTAGGTGGTGAATATTCATTTACCCAAGTAGTAATTCCGTTTGTGTGTTCAACGACTCCATGCATTTTTGACCTGTCGTGCCACCACACACCATTTTCTGCCAAAAATGTTGTACCTGCAACACCTATAATCTGAAAATTCTTATAATTAAAAATATTCAAAAGTATTTTACCCCACTCTTTGGTTTTAAATGAGATATCATTATGACAGAACACAATAATTGCGGTTTCATTATTATGTTCTTTAATTGCCCGGTTATAAATCTCTGGAAGACTAAACTGGTTGAAGTTAGGGTAGCAAACAGCTTTATGTTTCACACCAATTGTTGCTCCGATGTGCTGAATAAATTTCTGATTTTCTTCCTCCGATAGATGTGAAGAAAACACCACTACAATATTATCCTTTTTTATCATTGAGTAATATTTATTTCGCTTATAGCCTTATAAAAATAATCAGTAAATGAACTCCTTCTTTCCCAATATGTCACAAGTAAAGCAGAAATAATCCAGTATTCTGCTTTACCAATTAGTTCACCATTTTCGTTCTTTTGTATTTTTATAAACCAATAATGTGTAACATCTTTTTGAAAATGTGCTTTACAATTGACAGTTAAATTTGAATTGTCGGCTCTAACACCCTTCACATCAATCTTAAAACCATCGATAAATACATCTGCCGATTTTATTGGTCTTTCTTCAATTATTTCAAGTGCGGTATGTTTAATATTTTTTTCCGTTAAAAACTGAACAGCAATTAGTTCTGCTGTAACTCCTAATTCATCTACACTACTTGCAAGACTACCTCTGTCATATTCAGGGGCAACTTCATGGAGTTTTGAATTAGTTTGTGTGCGTTTTTCACCGAAAAACCTTGCCTTTTCCTGAATTTCCTTGGGGTTTTCGAATGTAATTACACCGTGTTTTTCAAATGGAAAATCATTCATTTATGTTATTTTTAATTTACAAACATAATGAATTAAAACCGGAATGTCAAGGATTATTGATTTTTGTATGCAGTTAATATTGCTTCGTAATCTGCCTTGACCTTTTGAAGTGGAAATGGTATCCTGATGAGTGTACCATCGGGGATGTCGAACTCATTCACAAACTCCGAATTTGCATAGAGAATCAGAAAATCATAGAAAGGATTACCATAGTATTTTTGTGAAAGTTTATCCATTCTACTATACTCGGTATTCCAATACTCGTATTTATCACTCGGATTAGTGGGTAATTTTACAAAAGGCATTGAAGCAGTTGTACCATTACTGTTTTTTAATACCGAATATCTATTATAATCTACTTGTGGCATAATTAACTTTCTTTATATCTATCTGGATTTTTTATTTTATCTTCTTTTGTTAGTTGTTCAATCTTTGAATTTAGAACTCCCTTCATAAAACTTTCTTGGATATCTGCAACACCTGAAGGTAATTGATATCTACCTTTATCTGTGAAGTTAGAGTTTGCATAATAATTATAAGTACATGCGTTTTGAAGTGCATCGATAGGTCCTTTCAACGACTGACCACCCATAATCTTGATGTTTAACGTAACGTTTGCCATCATGGGTTGCATACCAAAACCTTCGGGGTTCATATCCCAAGTTGTGTCATTATAATCAATATTTATGCTCTCTATAATAATTTTCGTATAGAAAAAGTCACCTATTCTTAATATACAGATTGGCTGACGACCAAAAACAGAATTTCTTGCGGTTAAATCACCATCTACATTTGAAGTACTATATCTTCTTGCAGCACCCTGTCTTGTGCATTGTTGTAAGAATGTCAAGCGTTTATGAAAATCTTCCGGGGTCTGTGTATGAAAAATAGGATAATAATAATTACCATTTATTGATTTAAAACCACCAAGAATTGCACCATCACCTTCACTACTTTCGGTTTTACTTCTTTGGTTGTAAACATTATCACCAATTTTAGATTTAATTGTGTTTAATTTTGAATAAAGAAAGTCAATCTCTCTTTTTTTCTTACCTATAATTTCTTGTTCATCTGGTGTTAGTTTAACGGTTTTATTTGGTGTATCCTTACTATTTCTTCGTATTGAAATATACGCAACCCTTTCATTTTTAGTGTCTTCTTCAGGTATTGCTGCCTTTGTTGCATTTTCCTTTTCTGCCTGTGTATCTCCAATACTACTACCTCTTTCATTATCATATATTACATCAATACCATCAGCCACACTCTTACCAAACATGGTTTCGAGTTTCTTTTTAATTAAATTTATAGTAGCATCTGCTCTACGTTTTCCTAATGCTAAATTATATTTATTTCCGGCTTCAATATCATTAGGATTTAATTCGGTATATAATTTAGATGCAGCACCATAGACATATACAGAATATAATGGTCGTACATCTTCATTTTCAAATATTTCTTTAAGTCTTTTATTTAAAAGAGATTCACCATATGGTGCTTGATTATTTACACTAACTGCGGTATATTGTGAAACCGCATTTGCAACATTTTTATCTAAAATAAGTTTTGTCTCTCCACTTACTATTGTTGAAGTAATACCACTGATAAAATAAATTTCATCATTTAAACCATATGCGGTAGTATCATTAATTAAATCAGATTCTAATCCATCCCATATCTCATAACCATTTCTATACATGGTATCAATAATGGTAGTAAGGTTGTCTTCGACCCTTGGAACATCATTTGGAAATCTTATTGTTAATGCATATGATTTTGCTTCAGGTTCTGCAGTAACTGGTTTACCCTCAATATCTTTAACATCATTATCTAAATCCCTTATTTTTATTTCAATTTTATCAATTTCGGCTTCTTCTACCTGCGCTTCCAATAAATCACCACCAAATGCAAAAAATTCTGAAATATCTTTATGCTTTCCATCTGGTGAAATATAATTTCTTAGGTGTTCAGGATAGTCCATAAGTAATGAAAATGAAACTGTTGCATTTCTTTCTGAATGCATATAATTATACATTGGTTCATTTCTACCAATCATCACCGTTGAATCCCATTTTGCTACTGCGGTTTCTACAATTTCAAGATTATATGGTGGAAACCACATGATACGACCATTGAACGGTCCGACCTCACTCAATGGTATTGGTGAACCCTGTTCATCATCCATAATACCATATGTACCCTTACTAATTACTCCAACTGCAAGGTTTTCAATACTAAACATCAGGTTTTTATTGTTTGTAATACCATTTTCCAATGCAGGTAATGTAGGATGAATTCTTGGCAATACACTATCATATATTACTGAATTTTCATTTCCATCATAAACAATATTACCATTAAATCTAATTGCTTTTGCAAATCTGTCATATTGGTCTAATATTGTGTGTTGACGAACACCCTTTTTTCCTGCAATTCCGCTTTCCTGTGCATATTTACTATCATTAGCAGTCCATAAACCAGCACCCTGTAAACCAGTTAGTTTATTACCATCAGTAAATGCTTTTCTTGTTATATCAACAAATCTACCATTTGTAGCATTTAGTAAGTTTCTTGTGTATTCAAGTAATCCGGCTTTAACTTTAAAATTACCATCAAAAGTATTGGCTTGAGCACCAGAACTTAATGCGTCACTACTCACACCCGGACGTAAATCACCTAATTCATTCTTAACTGCATCTGTTGTACCATTTAAACCCCAGATAATCTTGTTTTCAATTGCATCTCCCGTAAATTCAGTGTTATTGTCCACCCAATTATTTGGGTTCGGACTTCTTAAATCTTCCCTGCTAATATCAGGTGTTTTATTTGATTTACCAAAATTTGCATCAATATAATCTGTAGAAGGTGCATATTCCTGTGTTTCTCCACCGGAATTTTTATATGAAGACATCATGTTTAAATCCGCATCATTAACAACAGCACCATCAGGACGATTACTTAAATAAGGATATTGAAGTTCACTATCAAAATTAAAAAATGTACGGTTATCAGTAATAGTATTTCTTGGTAAAATTGGTTTATCTACAATATTACCATATTCTGTTAATGTACTATCATTTTGTTTATAAATGTTTTGATTAATTGCAGAATATAAAAATCCTAATTGACCATATCCACTATTTTTAATATAATCGGCATTGTTGGGATTCTTTGTAAAAGGATATCCCTTTGAAGGATGTGGAGTTGAGACGGTACGAAAAAATAATCTATCAAGAAAATTTTCAAAATCAGTATCACCCTCTTTTCTGGTAATACTAAAATTTATGTTTGGTGTAAATAATTTTGTGTTTTTAGCACCATCAAATAAGTTTGATACTTTTATAGTAGGAAATGTTTGTTGTGCAAGATTTGATGAGAAATTATATGCGAATTGTGTACCCAACATAGCCAAACCAATTTCAGTTAATGGTGTCGGATTAGTAATAAGCCTACCGTAAACAGTATTTTTTAAATTATAAGACTTAAATGGAGCAACTGCACTAATTATACCACTGATTGAGTCAACGACCCTATTAGCCGAATTCTGATTAGTAAGTGAATACTCAACATCCGGTGTGTAAAGATTTCGTGTATATAATGTTTCCCTGAGATTATTTGAATTTGTTAATAGTCTCGAAGGATTGTAATTATAGGTACTGCTATCTGCCATTAAGATTTATTTTTAATAAATACTTGCAGAATAATTTTATATATACTACTTTTACATTGCCGAAATCCGTCCCAACGCAAAAAACATTAATAATATCTTTTATCTCAAACTAATTTTGGGTACTAAATCAATAATACCCTTTGATAATTAATATTAAATGATTAATTTTGAGTTTTCGAAGAAAATGAGCATAGTTATCCCATATTGTCAAGTTATGATTTTATTTGTAAAGAAAATCACAAACATTGGAACTTTGTTCTTTGATTCGGAGAAGCGAAGAAAGAGTTTTGAAGTCAAATTTGACATTCTGTCGTCAGACAACCACTGAGAGTTTTGACGAAAAAACTTGTCGAAGTTACAAAAAATAAAATTAAAAAACAAGACTTTTTTGTAAGATAGATAAAAAATTTTTAAAAATTATCCTGATGCATATCCGTTTTTAACTTCCAAGTCCCTTTGTACACGGGCATTTGGACGATAGGTTTTTTGAAAGATTTTTTCACCATCAATTTGCATTGTTATATTACTTACGACTGCAACGTTTTTATCATTAAATTCTACCTTTAAAGGTTTTTTTAACATATTAGCGAGTTCAGTAAGTGCACCCCCACCTCTAATATTTGCTTTTGAAATACTTGCAACTGCATTTTGAATTGCAATCCAGTCATCTTTTGTACCTTTCATAGATACACCCATTTTTGCAATTGAGTTAGCAACAAGAGCAGTTGCACCAGCACCTATTGCTACAGCAGCCATTACTCCGGCAAATGCACCAATACCTAATGCACTTAAAGGATTACTGAATAAAGCAAGTGAACCAGCAATACCTGCAATTCCACCAGCAACCATCAACATATCTTTTCCTGCACCCTTCGAAGAACTAACAAGTGAACCAAGTCCTTCTGCCATTTTTCCAATACCTTTTGCAGCTAAGTTTATACCAAATCCGATACCAACTGCAGCAACACCAAGTGCTAATAATCCAACTGCACCAGCAGTACTTGCACCAGCAGCAGCAGCAATAGCTGGGGTAAATGCAAAAAATGATGCAGATAAAGCCAATACTGTTGCAGGTAATGCCCAGATTTGTGTACTATCTAATGCACTCATTGATTTTGCGAGTTCGCCTATACCTTTTGCTGCCAACATTACGCCAGCACCAATACCTGCAGCAGCAGCACCGACACCAGCACCTGTTCCAAGTGCTTTCATACCAGCACCTTTGGAAGCAGCACCTGCACCAATACCTCTACGTTGTTCAGCTAAACCGCTTGGACTTCCGGGAAGAACAGATGCAGTACCAGCATTTCCAACACTTCTTCCAACACCAGCACCTTTAGTAACCCATTTTTCAATACCGTGATTAAATTTAGTAACTACACCTTTCCAAATTACAGCAGCAGCAATTAAACCTGCACCCGTTCCCCATGCGCCAATTGATTTAGAAAAGTTTGTAAGTGGTTCTAAGATATTTGTTCTTGTCCAAGTTAATGTTTTATTAATTGTATTTAAAATTGGTAATAATGTTGCTTTTAATTCATTAAGTGTTGCTTTCAGAGTTTCTTCGAAGGTCATTGCTTCTTTTGCACGTTTTTCTAAACTCACAGTTTCTTTGGCAAAACTTTCTGCCTGTGCTTTTGTTAAATTAGCAACATCTTGCATTTTACCAGCAAGTTTAACTTCAAATCTTCCGGTTTCTTTATTAAATATAGCAGCACCTTCAATAAGTTCTTTTTCCTTATCACCCAATCCCATACCCGCCATTTGTTGACGCATTCTCTGAATTTCTGCCTGTCTTTCAGCCATTTCTGTTAAAGCACTGGCTTCCATACCCAGAGATTTAGCAACAGCAGCAAGCCTATCACGGTCGGCAGGACTAATAAATTTCTCAAAACTACCATCAGCCATTTTTCTAAAGGTAACAACACCCTTAGTCATTTCTGTAATTTTTTCAGTAAATTTTGCCGGGTCATTACGAGATAAGAAAAGCATTTCGAACGGGTCGGTTTTTGCAAATTCACCACCCATAATCTGTAGGTTTGCAGCTAAGTCAATAGCACCTTCAAGACTTCTGGCAACATCAGCAGCATTAAGTGCTTGAGTAATATCTACTCTGAACTTTTCAGCATAACTTGCCATTTGAGCAAAACCCTTAACACCTTGTTGAAAAGTATATGTGTTTAATCTTTTAAAATTATCATTAACATTTTTTAATACTTTAGTAGTATTAACACCCATTCTTTCAGTTGTGTCTACAACACCCTGAACATATTCCATTGTAGACCTTGCATCAAAACCCATTAATTCAAATTGTGCACCAAGACGGGTTGCTTGTTCGATACCTAAACCAGTACCTTTACCAATTGCAGTAATATCCCTAACCATTTCTGCAGATAAAACACGTGCTCTTCCAGTTTCATCAGCATATCCGGTCATTATAGTACCAACATCTTCAAGACTACCACCAAGACTTGCAACATATCCAGCAGACTGTTCAAATGAATCTCTCATTAGTGCTGCTTTAGCACCGGACATTCCTAAATTAAGAATTGTTGATTTAATAATTTTGTCTGAGTCCATTAAATACCTGAGTCCCAGACTTATTTGATGATTTACTTCTTTAACTCTATCAACAAGTTTTTTTCTATTATTAACTTCCTTTTCTAATTGAGTATTAATTCCTTTTTGTCTGTTTTCAATTTCTTTTAAGTATTTTTCTTCTTCTTTAGTTAAATCCTTACCTTTACCACGAAGTTCAGCAATAATTTTTTCATTATTGGCAAGAATTTCTGCTTGACTCGCTCTGGCTTGCTCAATATTATTAAGAGCCAATGCTATAGTTTTTTGTTGTTCAAGCAAAAGATTTAATTCACGAAGTTCTTTAATAGTATCTTTATTGTCTGCCATGTTAAAATTATTCTGTTACTATAAATACAAAAGACCGAGATTTTATTTTCCCGGTCTAAAGTTTATACTGTTTTTTTGTTTATCGTGTATTTTCTCAATTTCCTCATTTTCTTTATTAAGTAAAAATAGAAAATGTCGTCTGCGATATATCGGTAGATTTTCTATATAATCTGCTTGAAACTTAGCGTGTTTGGTCAATATATATATCTCTTCGTTGACCATTTTTTTGTATTCACCCGCTAAGTGTTTGGGAAAAAAAAATCCAGACCGAGAGATAAATACGCATCAAACTTATATCCATCTTTGGCTTGAAATTCGTATTTCATGTCAATATCAGGACTTACTTCCAAGATTTTTCTACGAATGGTTACCGCATCCAAAGCTGGCATTGCATCTACAAATTTATCAATATATGACCTATCTGTTTTTTCATTTATTGCAACAATATGTGCCTTGAGTTTCATGGTATTATAATCGCTGTATTCATTACCATATGCTTCTTTAATAGATTCGGCTTTTTTAAATAACTGAGCATCTTCACCAGAAGTTAACAACCTGAAAGTCACTAACTTTTTCCTCATTGGTATTTCTACGGTAAATAAGCCATTTGCGTTTGGTTTTTCGTTTACCTCTTTATATCTCAATTTAAGTAAATCTACTGTTGATTGAAACTTAACTCCGGTTCTGGGGTCTGTTACTTCTACACTATAATCAGCACCATAACTACTGGTACGAAGAAAGAGAATAATTGCATTTCTATCTCCATTTAATAGTTCATTTGCATTAATACCCGGAGTTTTTATTTTTCTTTTTAATAAAATATTAAGAATTTCACCACTATCAATTAATGAAGGTGTTGTTAAAAGGTCTTCATCTCTACTTGTCATGTATTCAACATCGACTTCTGAAATACCGTGTGCATAAAATAAACCCTTTGAAGGTAATTGAACAATTTCGTATGAAGTCATTAAATCCGGGTCAGTTTCCCTTGACATCATTTTTTCATATTCTTCTGGATTAAAAACAGGTGCTTTTGGAATTGTATGACTTGTTGCTGATTGAATGTTTTCACCTGAAGCATCACCAGTACCTTCTTTAAATTTCTTGATTACATCCGAAATATTTTCTTTTGGCGGTAAATTACCCTTTTCTCCCATTTTATAAAATTTTATACTTTATTATTATTTTTTCATAAATACTGAGAAAAATATTTTATACATATTCAAGATTTTTAAATAAAGTCCGTATTACCATATGTAATTGATTATAATTTAAAAATAAAAATTAGTTAAAGTATTACACTAAATAAAATTTATGGCAAAAAGGGATAGATTCCAAGAGGAAAAAGAATTTGTAGAGTTGACTTCGGTAAACAGTGGGGAACAGATATCAAAAATAAAATCAGAAATAAGTAAACTTTTACCAAATGATATAAAAATTATAGCAAAAAACGATAGCCAGAAAAAATTAATAAATTCAATAAAAAATAATGAAATCACGATTTGTGCAGGTCCTGCCGGGACTGGAAAGACTTTTGTTGCGATGGCATATGCCTTGAGTTTATTAAGAAAAAACACAAACAGATATAAGAAAATTTATTTGGTTAAATCTGTAACAACACTAAAGGGAGAAGAAATTGGATTTTTAAAGGGCGACCTAAAAGAAAAGATTGAACCCTTTATGTGGAGTTTTTATATTAATATGGAAAAACTATTGCTGGATTCTACAATTAAAGCACTTATTGATAAGGACATCATTAGACCCTTTCCTCTTGCATATATGAGAGGTGCAAGTCTTGATGATTGTATAATCATTGCTGATGAAATGCAGAATGTCACACTTGATAATTCCAGAACATTACTAACGAGAATCGGTAGTAATTCCAAGTTGATATTACTTGGAGATATCAATCAAATTGACATGAAAAACAAAAGTGAGAGTTCTTTGGAAATATTGCTTGAACTTTTTGATGATGTTGACAATATGGGAGTTATTAAAATGAATGAGGAAGATACAAATGTCAGAAACCCATTGATTACAATTATTGAAAACAAATATAAAGAACTATCTGTGACAACATCCGGGACTTCAAGAAATAATAAAACCAATAGAATTTTATTAAATGAAAATATAAAGAAAACTGAACCCGATTATCAAAACATAGGAAGGGCAGCAAAATTTGAATAACATGGAAAGTAAGATTTTAGTAATATATATAGGTGTTTTCGGAATTCGTAGTGAAGATATTACTGATTACACACAAAAAGTTTCAAAAAAAATTATACCCTCAACTTTTGAGGGGGAAATTATTGTAATTCCGGTACATTCTCCAGATACAAGAATAGAATGTATTAATCCAAAATACATTACCGATGCCGATTTAATTAAAGAGCATACCGAAATGATGAAAAAATTACAGGAAGAACTTCACAATGAGTTGAAGGTATTAAAAGAAAATAAAAATGAGTAAAGTAACAGTAGGAATTGACATTAACGAAGTTTTTAGAGCAAAATGGCTTCAATTTGATAGATTTTTTGTTCAGGAATTTGGTGAAGAAAGTGTACCTAAAGACCAACCATATGTCTTTGATTTATTTAAGGGGTATCCTTGGAAAGATAGTGTTGAAACCATTAAAGAATTAAAAGAACCGGATGAAATGCCAGAAGACATTAATCCTCTGGATTATCAAATTGATGAAAAAACCGGAGAAGCTAATGCTGATGTGTTTTTATTTAAAAAGAATGAAACCGTTAATATTAGCGCACGTGAAGCCTATAATCGTTTCATGTATGAGGATTATGTTTTTGAAATTCATGCAAGTTCACCAATGATGTATAAAGGCATGGATTTACACGTAAAGAATTTTTATTTAAAATATCAAAATGCTGTGGACTTCAGCATTTTATCGGTTGAAAATCAATTTAGTATTCCACCTACACTTTTCTTTTTAAGTAAGATGACGTGTAGATTTGAAAACTATCGATTTGTAGAAAAGGGAATTGATATGTGGAAACACGTTGATGTTCTTATTACAACAGACCCCGAAATACTACAATTAGGTGCTCCTTGGGGTAAGAAATTAATAAAGTTGACCAGACCTTATAATGAAAACATTAAATCCGGCTCATTAGAAGTACTTCAAGTAGCGGATTTAATCGATAATAAGGAATTTGAAAAAATAATTAAATATAAAAACAAATAAACAAATGGAAGAACAAGTATTAAATAATGAAGCACAGAAAGCTGAGTTAGAAAAGATTGAAAAGATTAGGGTTTCTCTAAGTAAAATATATGATAAGAAATCTAAGTTTCTTTTCTGTATACCTGAATCACAGAATCCTGCAGCAAGTATATATGAAATTTATTTTCATGCAACAGTTGTTAAAAAAATGGGTTATGAAGTGGTTATTATGGTAGAAAAGGGTGATTATATTGTACCTACATGGGTAGAAAAAGAACTCACCAATCATAAACACATGTCAATGAGTGACCCAAAACTCACTGTCGGACCGGAAGACATCATGGTAATTCCTGAAGTGTATTCAAACATTATGGAACAAACAAAAAATCTTCCATGTTTGAGAATTGGTTTATTACAATCAGTTGACTACATGTTAAATGGTTTAATTCCGGGAAGCGACTGGAAATCGTTTGGTATAAATGATATCATTACCACATCCCCCACACTTAAAGAATGGGTTGAGACATATTACGGTAATAAGTTCAATATCAAAACATATAATGTTGGAATTCCTTCATATTTTCAGAAGTCGGACTTACCACAAAAACCAATTATTTCAGTTGTTGGTAGAAATGCAAATGAGGTTGCAAAAATTGTTAAATTATTTTTCGCAAAATATCCTCAATATAGCTGGGTAACTTTTGACCCCATGCTTACCAAGAGCAAACCGCCACAGCAAATGCGTAGAATTGACTTTGCAAAGAGATTGCAAGGCAATTTTGCTGCAGTCTGGATTGATAGAATTGCAAGTTTAGGTACGTTCCCTCTTGAATGCATGAAATCAGGTGTAATTCCAATCTGTTTAAAACCAGATGTAATGCCGGAATACATGATTGAAAGAGATGAAAATGGCATTCCGGTTAAAGCTGTTGAAGGTGCAGGTGTATGGACTGAAAACTACTATGACCTTCCTATTTTAATTGGAGAGGTTTTGGTTAAATTTCTTGATGATGCAATTCAGCCAGCATTATATGAAACAATGGATAACGTTGCTTCGAAATACACACAAGAAGCCAGCGAAGCAAAACTAATTGAAATATACACAGAGTATATTAACCAGAGAGTCAGCCTTCTTGAAGGTGCAATTGAACCAAAGGTTGAAGAAAAATTATAAGAATTTTAATTAAAAAAGAAATGAATATATCAGTAATAATTCCAGTTCATGAACATAATGATGAGTTATCATTATATTTAGATAAAGCAGTTGAATCAATCGCAAAACAAGAAAATGTCGATGAGTTGCCACAATTAGTTTTGGTATTTTCACCGGAACTTGAAGCAGCAATTGAAGGATTTAAGGATGCTACAATTCGTAAATATCAGGATAAATTTCCTTACACAAAATTTACTCTTGTGAAAAATGAAGGAAAATGTGATTATCAATCACAAGTAAACCTTGCTGTTAAATCAGTAACAACCGATTATTTCTCGGTACTTGAATTTGATGATGAATATAGTAATGCCTATTTTAAGAATGCCAGTAAATATGTTGAAAGTTACCCGGAAGTCGATGTCTTCTTAACTATGATGATTGAAGTAAACGAACAAAACCAAGGTATAAAACTAACAAATGAGACTGTCTGGGCACAACAGTTTGTTGGCGAAAACGGTGAAATGGGATTTTTGAATGTGAATGCACTAAAACAGTATACTGATTTTAAATTAAGTGGTGCTGTGATAAAGAAAAGCGAGTTTGAAAATCTTGGTGGATATAAATCAAACATCAAGCTAACATTCATGTATGAGTTCTTACTCAGGGCATTAAATAATGCATGTAAGATAATGACCATTCCAAAAATTGGTTATAAACATCTTGCGACTCGTGAAGGTAGTTTGTTTAATACATATTTAAAAACAATGCCTGTTAATGAAAGAAAGTTTTGGTTCGAAACCGCAACAAAAGAAGCAAATTTCACAAATGACAGAGTAATAGATATGTCAAGACTTCAACAGTCATAAAAATAATCTAATGTGTTAATTTTATGATACATGAAAGAAGATAATGATATTAATATTCCGTATTTTGCGGAACGTGAAGAACAAGCAGTAATTGATTATATTAATTCTGATTCGGTAGAAGTTAAGAATCAAATATATAATGAAATACTGCTTGAACCCTTCCGTAAAATGATTCAATCTATTTTAAGACGATATCCGATACATATTGGAAATTATGATATGGAAGAGGTTGAGGAAAATGCACTAACTCACCTTATTGAACATATGGTGAAGTTTAATCCTGATAAAATTACAAAATCCGGTGTTAAAACCAAAGCATATAGTTATTGTCAAACCATTATTAGAAACTATTATAAAGACCACAGTAAAAAAAGCTATACCGAAAAAAAGATTAATTTGCCATATGATGATTATATCGATGAGATAAACGAAAACGTTGAGTATTCATATGAAATTGAGACAGAAACACAACACCAACTCGAATTATTAATTAATACTGTAGTGGCAAAAATCGAAGATAAAATAGACAACGACCCAACGATGAAAAAAAATGAAATAATTGTTGGTGATGCAATTGCAAATGTCTTAAAAAATTGGCATCTTTTATTTCAGGAAGATACACCAGATGGTAGATATAATAAAAGAATCACAAATAAGTTCGCTAAAAATAAAATACTGTTGTTTCTAAAAGAACAAACCGGATTAAATACCAAAGAAATCAGAATGGCAATCAAACCATTTAAAGAAATATATTTTGTTGAAAAAATTGGATATCTGGATGATTAAAGAAATTTAATAATTAGTATTTATATGTACTAAAACTATAAATTATTATGCCAAGACCTCAGAGAAAAAAATTAAAGTTCGATGAAGAAAGTGTAAATAAACTTCTTCAGGAAATTTATGATGAAAGTCATAATCAAAAAGCAAAAATTACCAGACTATTTACCAAATGGGAACAAAAGGTTAAAGAAGGTGGTGAGATTGCAGCGATTGGCGACCAGATAGTAAAACTTATTGCTGCTGAAGCCAAGAACCAAGACCAGAAAATCATGTTACTTAAATATCTGAAAGAAGTGGTATTTGAGAACAAAGCAAATACGGGCGGTGGTTTTCAACAGAAAAAAGAAGAGGAAGGACAGGTTTCGTCTGATGATAGAAATGAACTTCTTGATTTTGTACAAAAAGAACTCGAAAAAAAGAACAAAGAAAAAAACCAATAAAATATGGGTTTGATTGATGATAAAAAAAATGTTTTTACTACAATCGGTGCATATACTTCCTTAAAACAAGAAAGAAATTTACCGGATGCAACAAACCTATACCCGTCAGTCAACAATAAAAAGGATGCAATACCTTTTTTACTTGATGTTTTAAAAACCGTTGTTGGTAGCACAGCATTAAAAGATTTGACTGGTGAATTATTTACTAAGTTCGTTGATGGAGTAGAGCCTAAAATGAAAGATGCATTAAAAAATCAAATGATTCAATTTGATGCAGGTAATTTACTCCCTGACGAATTTAAAACAAACGGCTACACTGTTCCGGTTAAAGATATTGATATTTACGGAAAACTAAAAACCAATCCAAATTCGAATACTGGTAGTTTATTATATGGCGTAACCAATAGCTTCGATAGTGTTGCCTATCAAGCAATTGTGAATAATGGAACGGAAACGCCTTATAATAACATGTATATTAAGTATAATTCTGTAACCGATAGTTTCACTTTTAAACCCAAACTTGATGTAACTCCAAACCCGTCTGTTGGTGATTGGATGGGGTCATTTATTGATGATACTGTTCTTATTGATAAAAAGGAGTTTTTAACCAACGTAATGGATGGTATATATGGTAGTGTAGCATCAAATCAAAATAAAACCACAGAAGAATTATATCAGGAACTTCAAATAAAAAAATTAATTGAAAATTTAATCGAAGACAACGATACTTTCGAAATAACACAGGACGAATTTGATGTCTTATTACAAAAGGCAAAAGAATTACAAGAAGGTGTAGTTTATTATGATATGGGTTGTAGAGTTGTGGGTGCAACACTTCCACTGAGTGGAATGACAGCACTAATTCAACAAATATCTGGTTCAACCGATAGTTTTGCTGTTGGAAATGCAGTCGAATCAACAATTGATAGTAGTTTAGTTGATAATTCGGATATTGCCAACGAAAATAAAGAAACAATAAAAGACGGATTTTTTCAAAGACTAATCAGAATTATCCAACAGATGTTGGCTCAAATTCTAACCACATCTCCGCAAATAAGAGCACTTCTTGCTATAAGCAGTGCATTTAAAAACAATAACGTGGTTCAGATTGGTAACCCCAAAGATGATTTGAAAAAATTCAAGGTGTTTTTAAAATGTATAATTAAGGAAGCAATTAAAATGATAAACGAATTTATATTTAATATTGTTGTTTCGTTTTTAATTGCATTGCTTTCACCAATTATTAAAAAAATAATAAGAGAAAAAATAAATCAATACGTAAGTATTTTAAAAAGTTTAATAACGTAAATTATGATAGTAGACCAGAAATTAAACAAGCAGTTTGTTGGAGTATACCTTATCGATGGTAAAATCGATGGCACTCAACTCGCAACAACAAATAAACCAAATTGGTTTAGAAGAATCACAACCAGATTATTCTTGGGTTGGAGATGGATTAGCATTAAAAAATTAAAAGCAACTCCAACAACATTCAAGGAAAGAGTTAAAGCATGGTTCGATGAAAGTATCGAAAGCATCAAAACATGGTTTTTTGAAAGCATCGAAAGTCTTAAAGCATGGTTTTTAAGTGTAATTGAAAACCTAAAAACTCGTATCAATAAGATATTAGACAAAATGAAATTTTGGAAATAATATGGCAATAGATTTTAGTAATATAGATGCTATTATTGGTGGTTTTGATAAAATATTAAAACTTAGTTCAATAGGTGGTCCGCCACCTGTTCCTACACCACTTATATTAATTGGTGCACCAAGACGACCCGGTTTATCACCGACAAAGATAGCGTCACGTATTATTGCCAGAAAATCTGAAGCAGGTTTGCCTGTTGGTGTTTTGCCTTCCGGTAGCGTTAGTCCTGATGAAATTATGGAAAGAATCAGGATTGAAGAAATCGTAAAAGCATTACAACAAGATGCAATTATTAGTGTTGCAATTCCACCGGGAATAACACTAACAGCAGCAGGTATTTCACCAACAGGACCGGTTTCTGTTTTCGGTTCAACAATTACTTTTTCTAAAGGATATGGAGTTATACAATAATGGAAGATTTAACAAAATATAGTCCAACAGAGTTGCTTAAAATAATTAATGATACCAAAGTAAAGCATGATAGGTTAAAACAGGAAATTTTTAATCATCTTACTGAAATTGATAAAATTGAGATTGAGATAAATAAAAAAATTTTAGAATTAACCGAAGAAGAAAAATATTATGTGGAATTGGTTGATGAATTAAATAAAAGATAATGTCATATAATAAACCAATCATACAAACAACTAATCCATTTAAAAAAGATGGTGTGTTTAAGGTTAGTAGAACTATTTACTACGGGCAGGTCGTTTCTATTGAAGATGAAACCGATGGTGGAAGAATTAAGGTTAAAATCCCGGATTTAGATAATAAGGCTGCAACTGAAGACGTACCTTGGTGTTATCCGTTAATGCCTAAATTTTTTCATGTGTTTCCGCAGGTTGGTGAAATGGTAAGAGTTTTTATTGAAGACATTCATTATCCGCAAAGAAGTAGATTTTGGCTTGGTAGTGTTATCTCACAACCACAAAAAATTGGATTTGATAACATATACACCGCATTATCTACAACAAACATGGGACTAACCATCCCAGAACCAGCACCTTCAACATATCCTGAAGCCACTGGTGTATTTCCGCTTAAAACTGATGTAGCTATTGTTGGTAAGGTTAATACCGATGTTATACTGCGCATCAATGAGGTTCATATTCGTGCTGGCAAACATGAAAACGATGATATTTTAAAACTTAATAGAAAAAATCCGGCACAAATTAGCTTGGTTTTTGAACAGGAAAATAAAAGTGGGGAATATAAAAGCAGTTCGATTATTATGGGAGATAAAATTGCTTTGATTTCACATACCGGAGAACCACAATTTAAGGCAGCAGACCTTAATCTCGAAGACAGAGAAAGAATTTTTGATGAAGGACACCCAATTGCAAGGGGTGATGTTCTTGTTGAAGCATTGAATATTCTTAGAAAAGCACTTGTAAACCACATTCATGGTTATTCAAATCTTCCAGCAGATAAAAATTCTGTCATTAATGATTTAGAAAACATTAATTTCGAAGCAATTTTACAAAAAAATATTGTAACTAACTAAAATTTTGTATATTTGCTCACATGAATAACACGATAATACCAAGCGAATTATTTACCGCTTTTAACGATATTACGTTTTACGATGAACCACACAAATATTTTCTTGAAAATCAGGAACTTATTTCTGTTACTACATTAATTCACAAGTATCAAGAAGAATTTAATGAAGACTATTGGTCAAACTATAAAGCCGACCAATTTTTTTTAACACAAAGAGAAATTTTACGTGGATGGAACTTCATTAATAAAAAGGGAACTATTAAAGGTTCTGCAATTCATGATTATGCCGAAAATCTATTTTTAAATAAAAAATACGAATACCCCAAAGACATTATTTTAAATGAATTTGGTTTTGACCCGGTTCACAGGGAATATGATATAACCAAAAAACACGTAAATAAATTTTATGATGATGTTAAGGGTAAATTAATTCCAATTAAAACCGAATTGGTTATTTATGATAAAGAATCATTAATTGCGGGAATGCTTGATATGTTATTTTATAATGTAAAATATAAAGTTTTTCAATTATTTGATTGGAAAACAAATAAAGATTTTACGTTTGAAATGAAAAGTAGACATTTACTTGATGATTTATGTGTGATTGAGGATTGTGATTTGGAAATTTATTCGCTTCAGCTTGGATTATACAAATATATTATTGAGAAAAATACTGGAATAAAACTCGGTAAATCATATCTGGTGTGGTTTTCACATAACAATCCAAATTATCAGATTATTGAAGCAAAGGACAGGTCTGTTTATGTTAAAATGATTGTTAATAACAGAATTCAGGAATTAGCAGCATAAAACAAAAAAGCCACAATAATGTGACTTTTCGTAAATCTCTTTGCGTTTCTTAAAGATTGAGAATACATCTCCAAGGCTGGATTTCAAGTGTGATGTTTGTTAATTCATCATTACCATAATCATTTTCTCCAAAGTCAATTGATGTAATCATACATTGCTCCAAGAACCATTTTTCAACTTCAACTCCCGTTGGGTCTAACGATTTCAACAGAATATTTTTCTTGTATCCTGCTGCGTAACCCATACGACCTGTAAGTGATTCAGCATGTAAACGAACCCATTCCATGAGTTGTTGTGATGTTGAAGGACCGATTGGGTCAAGGAATGTAATTGACATCGAATCCCAAGTATATCTACCTGCGACATAGTTTTTCTCGTTCATGTAGTCAATTTCAACCTTATTAATTTTCATTGAAGGTCTTTTGAATTTCTGAACTTTCCAGACTTCAACGCCTAATTCATCTGCAAATTCTGCGAAGAATCTGTTTGCACGTTTTGGTTCGTATTCGAATGGGATACCCCTAATCATTTCTCCTGCCATTTTATTATCTGTTTTTGTATATGCTTTTTATTTTATAATAAATACTTATGATGTTGAAAACAATTCATTAATTATTCCGGTAATTTACCAGTTCTTCTATAATGTCTCAATTCTGCAACACTTAATTCAGCAATAGTTTTTTTTCTTACTGTTATTTCTTCCTGAATAATTTCTTCAATTTCTTTTTTAAGGTCAACACCAAATTTTTCATCAAGGTCTTTCACATCTTCTTCAAGAAATGTTATTTTAATTGAAGGTACTTCGATTTCACCATCTTCTTCACCGTCATCTTCATAAACTGGAGATTCTATTTCTTCATCAACTTCTGGCATTTCTGCTTTTAGATTAATGCTAATTGGTTCACATTCAACAACCTCTTCTTTTTTTATTTCTGGTTGTTCTTTCACGTTTTGGTTCAGAACAGCCTTTCTATTTCTTTTTGCCATAATTTTTATATAAAATTTAACAATTATTTTTACATAAATACTCATAAATAAAAAAAGACCCACAAATATGTGGGTCTTTAGTAATTAGTGTATTAATTATGCACCTACGTCTGCGAAACTTGCTCCAGAAGGTGTAATTGTAAACGTGATTCCAATAAATTCGAGAGCACGTGTTGGCTTCAAGAATATTTCACCGTATAATTCGTTTCTGTCACGACTTTCTGGTGAATTGTTACTATCGTCCATTTTGATTCTGAACTCCTGTAAACCTCTTTCTCTTTTAATTGTGTCGAGAACCGGAGTTGCTTTTTGTAAGAATTGGTCAATAGTTGCTTGGTCATTTTGTTCAAACACAAGTCTGATTGCGATATTAGCGATAAGAACTTTAATTTGAAGTAAAAGTCTACGAACGTTAATTCTGTTAAGCGCACTTTCTTTAACCTGTAAAGTTTTTTGTCCGAAAATTGCTGTTCCTGCATCTGCAAAGTCAGCCAATGGATTAATTCTACCTGAGTAAAGAATATCACGAGCGTCAAGACTTAATTTATATTTAGATTTTCTTGCAGCAGTTACACCACGAGTTAAACCAGCAGGTGCAAACCAAGGGAATTTTGTGTTATCAGTAAACGCCATCGCTTTCACTACCTCACCTGTTGGTGGAAGATAAACATTAACGTTATTCTGGGTGTCACGCATTTGAATCCAAGGGAAGTAAGTACATGCGTAGCTACTATCGATTTCTGCTGTGTCAAGCAATTCTACGATATCCTGTGCAGCAACAACATCAGATTTGGTTTCACCAATGATTTGCTGAATATTACTATCAGGAGAATCGATTATATATAAAGTATCGGTTCTTTCCTGTTCAAGCATTTCAATTGTGTTCTGAACCAAGATATTCTGGTCACTCCAGTTAATACCGGGAGTTGCAAATAAGTTGATTGTAACTTCTTCTGGGTTTGCGAAAGTATTAATACCTGTTTCCCATGCTTGGAAGTCATTTCTTGGGTTTCCGTTAGGAACAACACCATCATAAATTCCATTTAGACGATAAAGGTCACCATAAGAACGACTTGTTCTGTGAACATCCCAACCATCAAAACCACCAGCAGGTACAAAAGTGAATTTTCTTGTTACCGTTTCAAAATATGGATTTTCTGGGTCAACAACATCTTCGACTGTTCTAAATCTACCAGCACCTACTTCAAATTCGAAGTCATTATATGTTCCGGTAGCACCGCTATCCATGTGGAATCCTTTGCTGTTAACAAAACCACCATAACCATTGAAGTTAAAGAAGTTCTGGTTTACTCCTGAACCAAGTAAACTATTGTCGTCTGCATCATAACCATGTTCAGAAATACCAAGATAAATTTTTCTTGCTCTTTCATCATCATCATATTTGGTTTTGTAGTAGATTTTTGGTGTTACACCACTAAAATCTGAGAAGTCTTTAAAATTGTAACCCTCAAAACCTGCAGGGAATACACCGGGTTCAATCTCACCAGCCAATTCAACCATAATATATCTGCTCTGAAGGTCATATTCGCCATCAGAAGTACCGATACGCTGTGCAATGTAACCAGTAGTACCAACTGTTAAATTACATCTTGAGAATGTTTCAAGAATTCTTACGCTGTCGTCAGTATCGTTAAAGTCACGAACAACAACATCAAATTCCAATGTAATTGGGTTAATATTTACAATACTGATTTTAATTTCTTGGTTTGCAGCATCACCATCAGAAATGCTGATGAATTTGAATAATCTGTCAACACTGCTACCTTTTAATTGTGATACAATCCAAGGAGTTTCAGGTGTTCTGAATGCAGCACTACCACCAGCAGGTCTGTAGTTGGTAAATACATCATCAGTACAGTTAAGTATTGTTGTGTTTATTCCATATGCAATACCATCAGCATCCAATTTTTTAATTAAATCGGCATAAATAGCTTCAACCCAAATTTTTGTATTTTTGTCTTTTGGTTCATAACCCACAACATTTGGTAAGAAGCTACTTGAATTCGGATTCAATGTAGCAACATATGTTTCAGTGCTTGCAGTACTTGATGCAATTAATGTAAATTGACCAAACAAATCACCAGTACTTATATTAGTTGTATTACCAGTCATTGTAAGACTTGTGGTTTCAAAAACAGTCTTTGGAGTTGCATTCACTTGGTCTTGAACATAACCTCTACTTCTTAAAACTGCAAGTACCATACCTTCATATTCTGTATATGATGTACCAGACAATAAAGTTACTTTATCAGTTACTGTTCCACCAGTTGTAGTTTTGGTTGTTGCAGTGAACTCATGTAAATAACCTTCAAATTCTGTTGCACTTACTTTTGTGAATCCACTGAAATAAGAGCCAGTGTCCCCGGTTGCATTTAACGCAACACCTAAATAGTAACCATCAGTAAAAGGTACTCCAGTATTTGTAATTACAGTAGTAGTTGCACCTGTGGTTTCTGGGTCAACGCCAGCGTTTAAGGTAATCGCCCATGCAGTTCCTGCATCATATCCGCTCAAACCCAATACTCTGGTTACCCATAATTGATTTGATTCTTCTAAGTATGCATTTGCTACATATGGTAATTGATATTGTAGATTTCCATTTGAAAATCTTTTTGTGTTCTGTGCACCAAACCTTTGAGCGAACTGTGTTTTATCTTGAATAAAAACGGGTTCGAATGCCGGACCTTTTAATGTCTCGCCTACAAGACCTAAAGTGGTTACACCAACATTACGTGTTACAAATGTCAAGTCACGTTCTCTAAATTTTACTCCCGGAGAGGTAAATACGAATTCTGCCATGTTAATTAGTTATTTAATTTTTATATTTATTTTTCATTCTAAGCAATGCTTAATCTTTTTCAATAAATACTGAAAAATTATCGAAAAGGTGTTTTGTGCTAATTATTATAGTATTGCCACAGACGACCATAAACCCCAATTTTTATCGATTTTAAATTTTTTACTCTATATTTTAAAAAAAAACGATTTTTTTGGTTTAAATTTCTGTGGATTTCTTTAAAAAAAAATTTAAAAATTTTTGATTTTTTTTCTTCCGGTATGGTTTTTCTTAAATTAGTATTTATGGAAAAGCATTATATATGAATAGGTCACAACGAATTTATTTGGATGTTAATTCTCTTGATGTAGATAATCACATTAAAATAAAACTCGAACAAGAAACAGACAGTCTTGAATTTTTAAGCATGAGCATCGATACCAAAGATGTTTATCAGGATTTTAATGCTGATTATGGTGTTTTGGTGGGTAGAGTTATAGCAAATGGTGGTATAGGTATCCCAAATGCCAAAATAAGCATTTTTATGCCCCTTACAGACGATGATGCTGAGAATGGTGAGATATACAGTATATACCCCTATAAGACTCCCAGAGACAAGAATATAGAGGGAAAACGATATAATTTATTACCAAGGGTAGGTAAAAAAAATCCTGCCACACAAGAAGTAAAACCTAAACAACCATTTGGCAGTTTTCCAATCAAAGAAGAAATTGTAACAAATGAACCGTTTTTAAATGTTTATAAAAAATACTATAAATATACTGCTACCACAAATGATGCTGGTGATTACATGATATTCGGTGTTCCAATTGGTACACAAACTGTTCACCTTAGTGTTGATATTACCGATATTGGTAAATATAGCATGACACCAGCAGCTATGGTAACAAACTTAGGCTATTCACCAAACCTATTTACTGATGGTGGCAGTAAAATTAAACCAAGTAATGACTTAGGTGACCTACCACACATTGAAACACAAGAAATTAGTGTTGATATCATACCGTTTTGGGGTGATGTTGAAAATTTTGAAATAGGTATTACTCGTCAGGATTTCAGAATTAGGTCAGTATTATCAAATACATTTACAATTTTTGGTAGTATTTTCACAGATGGTGATAATTCAATGTGGGGTGCTAATAATGAAGATGGTAGAACAATTAGAGAGTTATATAAACTTAGAAGTAATACCAGTGAAAATAAAGGAATGGTATCGAAAAGAATCGGAATTGTTACAGAAAAAATTTATTACTATCCCGCTTCCATAAATGATAGTGAAATAAGTACTGCCGACCCTAAAACAGATATGTTACTTTTAGACCCAACGCAATATTCTGCATATAAAAGAGATGGTGATTTTGTTTTTATTATTAATTGTAATAGAGGTAGGGTTATTACTGATGAATTTGGTAATGAAACACCTGTAGATGAAAATTCTTCCACAGGTGTTTATACTAAGTTTAAAGGTTTTATGACATTAGAAGCAACTGTTGATGATATACCCATGAATTTCACCGGAGATTTAGGTAGTAGTACCACATTAAGACCAATTAGATATAAATTTAAATTTCCACAATTTGCTTCTGAAGGTCGAGGACTCAGAAGAGACAACCGTGACTCACAATCACAAGCAGATGTTCAAACATGGAGAAAACAACACTATACATTTTCTGGCGGTGGTTTTTATAGTGTTTCAAGATTTCATGGTGTTGTATATAATGCGCATAATAATGAAAACGAAAATAATGATTTTGATGACCACACAAATAATGCGTTTTCAAACAGGGACGCAATAAATGACCCAAAGGATAGAGATACAAATTGGGATGTTGGAATTATTCAAACCAATGATGTTGATGTTACTGGTAACACACAGTATGGAATGGTTTATAATACAACATATTCAACACAACAACTTTTTGGTGCAAACTGGTTAAATTTTGCAATACATTTACCACAGGTAGCATTTTTATCGAACGGATATTCATATGTAGAAAATTGGCGTTCAAATACCAATTTCACTCATGATTTTAAAAGCACACATTTCTTTGGGGATAATAGTCAGATAATTGCAGGTAATGACTTCAACACTAAATTCATGGCACGTTCCGACTTGCACTGGACTGACTTTATTCATGTGCCAAAAGAAGACCTTCCTGAATTAAAGAATATGCCAAAAGGGTTTAAAGGTACAGGAACAAATGGAAATTCTATACCGGGTTATACACTTAAAGGTAAATATCGTAATGGTAAATATATACCATCGGGTTGGACTGCAGCCTGTCCTTTAAAGGGTGGAAGATTAAATGGTGATGCCGATGTTAGTACACAAGACCCAAATACCTACTTTTACAAAGGTTTTGATACTGCGGATTGTATTGATTATTTATATTTATTAGGACTTGTTTAAAACAAAAAACCCCTCGATATTGAGGGGTTTTTAATTGTATATTATTAACGTTCAAGGGTATAAATACCATTAATGGGGGTATCACTCTTCACACAATCAATGAGTTTCAATTTAAGTACAGTACCGTTAAAGGTTTCGGCATTAAGAATTTGAAGTTCAATTTGGTCTTCAAAATTAATCACCAAATCATTAAGAGTATAGTTATATTCTGCTTCCCAGACACCATCATTATTATCAAAATATGGGTCATTAAGGGTTGCGGTGGCTGTGGTAACATCCAAAAGACTTAGACCAACAAGGTCGTAGGTTTCATTTAGTGTCCAGAGTTCAGCTTCTGTGTCATAGACAGTTCCGTTAAATTCCAGAGAAACGAAATTCCAGTCACCAAGCAAATCCTGAACGGTAATCTGGTCTTCAACAATAGGGTCTTCTTTTTCGCAGCTAAAACTCATCAGAGTAATTGCGAGAACAACAGTCAGTAAATAAGCAAATTTTTTCATAATTTCAAATTTTAGTTAAACATTTTTGTTTGCTACACGCTTATACGTAATGTATTTAAAAATGTTACAAAAAATCATAAAAATTTTTGAAGGTATTTATATGATATGGATGAAAACATCAAAATATTGCTTAATAGTAATCAGAACATTGATTCGGTAAACGTGAATAGTTACAATAAAATAGAACTGCAAAACAAACGTTTACCTATTCTTGAATATGACATCAGAAATGTATTAAGTGCAACGGAAATATTTGATATTGAAAGAGAAACAAATGAGATTTACAGGATTTACGGTAAAATCGAATACATGTCGCTTTTAAATGGTTTAAGAACAGGATATAGTAAACTTGAACATTTCTTTTTACCTTTACAGAATTTAACAACTTCAAAAAACCTATTGAATTCTTTTGATTTTTATCTCGTTAGACCAGCAGTTAGCGGATATACGACTTTTGGTGGAAATACTGGTACAAGCACAACATTTTATTATGTAAATGAAGACTTTGATGATTGGATAACAAGCACCCCAAGTGACTATCCTGCTGGTTGGACTGTCAGTGTTGGTGTTGGTAGTTATGTTGAACAAACTGTAACAAATCAAGCTAAATTTGTTCTTGGAAACAATCCTTTTATTAATTTAATTACATTATCAAAAGAATTAACTACTCCTGCATATGGTGATATCACAATTGAAACAGTTGTTGACATCTTACCGAATTTAATTCCGGGGACAGATTTATTTACAATAATCTTATTCAACGGAAGTAACATATTACATAGTTTCAATACTCTTTCAGGTAGTACTGGATTGAAAACATATCAAGTTAATGTTCCTATCGGTACACCAGTAACTAAAGTCACTATTATTGCAAACAGTACAAATAAAAGTATTTTCATGGATTATTTTAAAATGTATACCGGAACATTTGGTGGCGCAAGTAATACAGGATTCATAAGATACTTTCAAGTAGTGGCAACACCGAATGAATTTGAATTATTTCCTGTCGGTTTTGCAAACAACATTTATAACGAACAAACATATGGATTCAGTTTTAATACGGATTTTGATGTTAGTAATTATGTTGATAATTTTGGTTTTCCATTAACTGAGTTGTTTTTATATGCAGCATATAAAAAATGGAATTCACCAGCAGAAACCCTTTCATTTACAAGGTTTTCTACAGGCGGTACTGCAACAAAAGTTGCGTTTTCAACAACTTCTTTAAATATTGGTGATTATGTTAAAACCACTACGGGTGAAAAAATCGGGGATGTTGTAGAATATTCCAAACCAGATTTTTATCAGGCACAATTAACACCGCAAACATTTTACATAAGAACACCATATGTTGATGGCTTTACAAGTAAGGCACTTATCTGGAAATACAATCCATTTATTCCATTTAGATTAAGATATTTTAGTAATGAAATATATAAAACAAACATTAATAACTCATCATATGAACAGGTAATGTCAATACCTTATTATGCAACAGCATTGGATAGTGGTAATTATGTCTGGAGAACCATATTACCTCAAGGCTATGTTGACCCATTAACTGGTATAGGGGTAGATTATCCCTTTGTAAATAAAAAAAGGTATTTATTTTCAACAATTATACTTGATGTAGTTCCAGACTTAACTGATGCTTTAACATATACCGCATTTAAAGACATAAAATTTGGAACACCAACGAATTTAAACATTACACCTATGAGTGATTTGAATAATATCGGAAAGCCATGTCTATAATCAGAGAAGTTGTAAAATATAATCAAACCGATATTAATATCAAAATACCTATTGGAATAACTGATGGATTTTCGGGATATCAGCAGGAAATTGAAAAACTTACATCATTTTCTGCAACAAATTTGGTTAACCCGGAGAACGATATTGAGGTGAGAAGGTTTAAATATTACACCACAACAAACTCAACAATGCAGTTTCAGTTTTATAATGGCTCGAATTATAGTACAAATTTTACATATGCCGGATTTGCTTCAGCAGAAATAAATCCAAGTAATGGAAAAATAACCAATAGTTTTTTTATTCTGGATTTTTATGATTCGTTCGACCCATATAATCAAAATAAAATATTTTCAACGTACCAAACCAAATTGGTAACTGGTACAAGTAAGACAGCCAATTATAAAATCATCACCTCACAATTTTATAATTTTTATGTTCCCATTAATTATATTAATTCTTTCACAGGAACAACGGTGATTGGATATAGTAAATTCAGTTTTTATAATGCTAAAACCGGAAAAATTCAGTTATTTTTTAATAATGATAATAGTAGTATGCTCTTATCACCAGAAAAACTATATTATAAAACTGAATTAAATTTAACTGCAAAGACATGGAGATTTATCACTTCCTCATCTCCAAACATGATTGCAAAAGAAATACCTTACACAACCAACACAGAATATAGTGATAAGGTAAATAACACTTTTGATAAATTCAATAGTAAAGCACAAGATTACCCAAGTGGCAATACGTTTAACTTTGAAGACGGAACTTATGATATAACGTAACCAATTTTTGGTTTTCTGGTCGTTTTAACTATCTCAAATTCTTTTTCGTCCTGAATAAAACCAAGAACTTTAAGTGCGTACTTAGATACGAAGAATCTATCACCGTCAATGTTTTCAATCGGGTTGCTCTCTGCAAATCCCTCAAAATGTAATGGAAGTGGATTTCCTTTTACAAACAAATAGTCTTGACGACTGGCAAAATTTCTTAAAACCTGTTCATCGTACTGGTTCACATCAACCCTGTATTTGGTGAATAATGCTGCTTCATAGATTAAGTCAACATTCACGGGTTCTGGCATTCTGAATTGCAAGTAAATAACTTCACCATTATCCAGTATAGGAACGTTCATATATCTGAACTTGCGTGCCTGTGGAACACGATACTTACCACCAATACGAGTTCCGGGTTGTTTATCAATACGTCTCACCGTAATATATGGGGTTGGTACGTTATTATCATTATCCATGAACTTCCATGTCTTACTAAATTCTCCCCAACGGTCATTATCAAGATAAAATGTCGGGACGATTTTGTTGTCAATCACACATTTCATGTTGTCCTGATTGACATAATCAAAAACAGCTTGGTCTAAATCTTCAAATGCAATGGTTCTTGGTAAGAATTTAGTTTTTGTGTCGGTCTGACGCATAAGTTCTTCAATTCTATCCATACCATATTTAAGGTATTCTGTACCAACACTTGGTGGATTAGTGTCCAGAGTAAGTTTTACTTTTTTTGGAAGTGACATTTATTCTTTTTTATTATAAATACTCTTGCACTTTAATTCTTAATGCACTATATTTGTTTTCTAAAAATATGTCATTATGCTTGTAGAACGCAAAGAAGTTAAAAATGAAGATGATAGTATTGGATACATAGAATCAATTTTTAAATCAGATAACATACTAAAAACCACATATTTTCCTGCAATGCAGAGACTTTATATTGCTTTTAGCAGGGGTCATACGTATTCATATGGAAACATATCACCGGATTTTTATGAAGAATTTGAGGAAGCCGAATCTCATGGAAAATTCTTTCACCAGTACATAAATAACAAGACAAAATATCCTTATCGTAAGGAATTTACACTATATCCTACGGAAATAAACGAAGTTAGACAAATAATCGAAGAAAATAAAGCCGAAGATAATGAATAGTATGGAAGACTATCAAAACATAATTGAAATGCTTAAACAAGCATTATCTTTTTATGCAAATCCTGATAATTATAGACAGAAACACCCAATAAATCACGAATTGTTTTCATATATTGAAATGGATAGTGGTTCTCAGGCAAATTTCGCACTAAATAAACTCAGAGATTTAGAAAATTTAAATAAAAACATGGAAGAAGTGTTTGTAAAAAACATGACCAATGCGATTGAAACCGGAGAAAGCGTTGAAAATATTCAAAAAATGATTGAAGAGTTTAAAAATTTAAGTGAGAATGATAACAACGTTTAACGAATATCAGAAAGAAGCAAATTTTCTTAAAATATCTTTAGATAAATTTATCGAAGAACATCCAGATACCCCAAAAGATGTAAAATTACTACTTGCGGTGGCTTATGATGGTTTGGGATTGGGTGAAGCGGGTGAAGTTCAGGGTAAAATAAAGAAAATTATACGTGATAATGGCGGTAAAATTACACGTGAACACGTCATTGAAATAAAAAAAGAATTGGGTGATATACTTTGGTATGTAGCATCAATGTGCGATAATCTTGAAATTAGTTTGGAAGACGTTGCCACCGGAAATATTGAGAAATTAAAGGGTAGACGTGACAGAGGTACATTACATGGAAGTGGAGATAATCGATAATCATGAGATATAATTGGTCATTAAGAAGATTTTGGTGGTCTTGGTTAAAACAAGATTATAAAAAACTTTTTTATAAAATCCTGTATGGATGGAAAATGGGTGCATTTGATGGTACAATGTTGCCAGATACTGGAAAGGGGAAATATGTTTCGGTTTATCGAAAAGGCGATATTATCCAGATTAAACACGAAAGTGGATATGAAGATTTACAATTTGATGAAATCAGAATCATCCCGTATCAACCCAATCATGGTGTAATGGTTGAAAGATGGAAAGACGGTAAAATGTATAATAGACATCATCTTGATATTAAACAATTAAGTAAAAGCATAATATATGCTTCAAATGTTGAGGCATTAGCAAGTAAAAAGAAAAATAATGGAAATCAGATTTAAAAAATTAATACCGGAAGCAAAAACACCATACAAAGCCATTGATATTGACGCTGGTTTTGATTTATTTGCGACAACAATTGATGAAAATGAGAATTTCATTCAATACGGAACTGGAATTGCCGTTGAAATACCTGAAGGGTATGTTGGATTAGTGTTTCCCAGAAGTTCAGTCACCAAATATGATTTGATGCTTAAAAACGGTGTTGGTGTAATTGATGCATCATATCGGGGAGAAATAATGTGTAGATTCACACCAATTATCAATAATAATATCAAGGACATTGTGATTGACGAACGTGGTTTTGATTTCATGTTTGATGAAAATAAACGCTACAATATTGGTGACCGTGTGGCACAAATAGTATTCATGGAAATTCCAAAAATAACATTAGTTGAAGCACAAGAACTATCAGATACTGAACGTGGTGATGGTGGCTTCGGGTCAACTGGTAGTAAATAAATAATAATAATATTAATAAATCTTGATTATGAAGGGTACAACTGGAATCAGAATTAGAAGAGAAAGTGCAAGAAAAGCACTTGAAGCACAATTGGTGCGTGGCACAAAGCCAGAAAAAATAAATGGTAAGACTACCAGTAACATGGTCGCACTTACAGATGGTGATAAAAAACGTATTGAACGTGAAATCGAGACATTGAGTAAGTCAAAGAATAAAACTGTATTGACGTAATGAAACAATATCTGGACTTATTACAAAACATCGTTGATAACGGTGTGGAAAAGGAAAGTGGTAGAGCAAATATGCCAAATACCATAGGTATATCACACGGTGTGATTAAAATGGATTTACAAGAAGGATTTCCACTGCTAACCACAAAGAAAATGTACTGGAAAGGCATTGTACATGAACTTCTTTGGTTTCTCAGAGGTGATACAAACATTAAATATCTTGTTGATAACAACGTGAACATCTGGAATGGTGATGCTTATCGCTGGTATTTGAAATGGTGGGAAGAAGAAGGTAAAGATGTTATCGGCAATAGAAAATGCGATTCAATTGAAGAATTTATCACAGAAGTTAAACAAAATCGTGCCCTTTACCCATTTCCGTGGAAAGGACATGGAGAATATATGATAGGTGATTTAGGTAAAGTCTATGGTTATCAATGGCGTAATCAGAATGGTGTTGACCAAATAAAAGAGGTTATCGAAGGTTTGAAGTCAAATCCTTATAGCAGGTATCATATAATTGATGCGTGGCAGAAATCAGATTTTAAGGAAATGGCACTTCCACCATGTCACCTTCTTTATCAGTTTATTGTAAGACCTTTGAGTCAAAAAGAAAGAGTTGAATGGTATTTCAATGAATTTAAGCCATTATTACCTCTTATTAAAAAAGATGTTGATATGGTATTAAATAATACTAATGTTCCGAAATTCTATCTCGACTTGAACATGTATCAAAGGTCGGTAGATACACCGCTTGGTTGTCCATATAATTTAGCGTCAATGTCATTACTATTAATGATATTTGCGAAAGCAAGTAATATGATTGCGGGTGTTGCTACTTGGATTGGTGGTGATACACATATTTATGTTAATCAACTCGATGGAGTTAATGAACAATTAAAAAGAGAACCATATAAGTTACCTCAAATGGTAATAAATAAGGAGTTAAATTCACTTGAAGATATTTTATTATTAACTATTGATGATTTTGAGTTAGTTGATTATGTCTCGCACCCAACAATTAAATTCGAATTATCTGTGGGTTTAAAAAAGGTGTAGGACTACCATTCAATTTTTCATTATTGGAGTATTTATGATGAAAGAAATGTTATGACTGGAATATATAAAATCAGAAATAAAATAAACAATAAATGTTATTATGGTTCAGCAAAAAACATTAAAAGACGATGGGCGAGACATAAATCTCAACTAAAACATAACAGACATGAGAATATTGTCTTGCAGAGGGCATGGAATAAATATGGTGAAGAAAATTTTGAATTTGTAGTAGTTGAGATATGTGATGAAAATAATTTATTAATTTCTGAACAAAATTATTTAGATTTAAAACCAGAATATAATATTGGTAGACAAGCATCTGGTGGTGATAATTTAACTAATCACCCAAATCGAAATGACATTATTTGTGAAAGAAAAGTTAGTAATAGAAGAAGAATTGATGAAATGTCTGATAATGATAGAAAGAGAATATGGTCAAGACCTAAAGAAAATAATGGAAAATGGAGTGGAGGTGTTTCAATCAAATATTGTGTCTGTGGTAAACAAATTGCGTCCGAACATAAATATTGTATTGAATGTCTACCAAGAAATGGTGAAAATAATCCATTTTATAATAAACATCATACCGAAAAAACTAAAAGAGAACTATCTGAACTACGAAAAGGAAAGTATAATGGTACACAAAATATTAAATTTATGATTGATGATGTCGAATACTTTTCTCTCGGTGATGCTCATATTAAATTAGGTACACCTATAGCAACAATATTATGGAGATTAAAATCAAAAAATAAGAAATTTGAAAATTATAAATATTTGTAATAATGAACGATTTTAAAACAGGTGGCTATTGCCCCACGTGCTTACATGCAACTTCAGGATGTACTTGTATGAAAGATTACTGGAATATTGTTGGAAATAATGAAATAAATAAGGTGTTCAAAATACATGTTGGTGATATTTCAGAAGATGAAAAAGAAAAAATCATAAAAAAATGGAAATCATCGGGATTATTAGAAGGTCTTACTGATAATTTTGATGAAAATATCGCCAGAGTCTTTGATTTTAATAAACGACAAATTATAATGGATGAAAGATTAAAAGATGTTAACCTCTTAGATGAATTAAGAGAAACAATGGAAGACGTTGAAATTCAACTTTTCGAAGATGAGAAACGTTGGGGTGATACGTGGAAAGAACGTGGTTTGGTTTATAATGGAATGAATCAGGAAACACGTTGGTTTTACAAAATGCAAGACTATTTCCAAGATTTTATGGATAATGGCACACCAATTCCTTGGGATAAGGTTATTGGTGAAGCACATATTGCCAAAGTAAGAGAAAAGAAACTTAAATAATTGAATGTTTATACTGTATATAGTGATATTAATATTAGTGGTAATAGTATTACTACTTGTAATATCACTATATTTTCTTGTCAGGAAAACCACCTATTTTTCTGACAAAGAAAAGGAATTCATTGTCTTCGTGATTGACATATTTAAGGAATATGGTGATGACTTAGGTATTCAATCCAAAGAACAGCATAAAAAATTGGTTGAAGAACTTGAAAAAATAAAAAAGAAAATAAATGACAAAACTTGAACAAATTGTAGAATGGTATCCAGATGAAGAATTACTTTCTGCTGATGGATTTGAAGACTGTGTAATCGGTGTGACCCTTGATAAGTCTACTGCTGTGTATAAACTTGTGTACTCCACATCTAAATGTATTGAAGTCCTGATTACCAGAGACAAAATGAGTAAGGAAGAAGCAGAGGAATTCTTTGACTTTAATGTTGAGGGTGCATATATGGGTGAAAAAACACCAATATTTGTTGATGATTTTATGTTTTATTGTGAATAAAAAAGGGAGTGTTAACTCCCTTTTGTTTCTGATAAAAACGGAACAACATCTTCTTTCACCGGAACTCCAGTTATTCGTTTCCAATACGGTTTAAAACCACCAATTGTTTTTTTAGTTTCATCTGTAACATTATTTGCGGATTCAACTTCATAATATCTACTTTTTTCACCACTCATGTTATATTCAATAATGTCACCCCTATCAATTTCGATTTGTTTTTCTTCTAATTCTTTAAGATAAACACCAAAACTAATATTTCCGGTATCATCCCTAACAATACCACCGGGATTACCACCATAAAAGTCTTGTTTCCCTTCTTCAATACTCACCATTACCGAAATTCGAACTGGTGGCATGAACTTTTTATCTTTTGTCTTGGCTTGACCATATAAATTATGTGATTTGGTTTCAATTATATTGATTTTGTGTATTATAACTTCCTGTGCATTATCTGTTTGTAAGAAGTTTCTGCCGTACATAACATCCAAATCGAAAGAATTGTCTGTCATAAACAAACCCATTCTTTGTTCTTCAAGGTCAATTATTTGTTTTTTCTTCTTCATATTAAATCGCAATTATTGGGAACATAGGTGGTTGATAGCCACGTTCTTTATTAACGTTTTCTGCAATTTCTGCACGAATCTTAGTCATGTTTTCCTGACTCAATTTATCTAATTGGTCAAGAATTAATTTTTCCATGTCCTCTTTTAATTTTGTGCCTTCATCCAATAGGTGACGATAGTCCATAGTTAATTGCTTGTCTGCAACACCGAGTTCACCACTATAAAAACCTCTAATTCCACCAATTACTATTTTTACTTTGGCTATAAGTAAATTTCTTATTTGCTGACGAGCAACATCATTCATGTTGTCCCATCTCAATACTTTTGTTGGGGAATCTGAAGGTAATTTAATAATATCACTATTTTCTTCCAAACACTTATCTCTACCAACATCATTTGTGTCGTAATACCAATACCAAACTTTTCTTCCGGCATAATGTTTACCCCACGAACTACTTATTTCATATCGGTCTCCGGGAACTGGATATAGATGTAATATTTTTTCACCACTTGCCAAACCCGTAATACGATATGTAAGCACAGATTGTAAAACTCTTTGTTTCATTCTTCTATCCTGTGCAGATAAAAGTGTTGAGAATGTTGGCTGCACATACATTGCTGGACGACCCATATACGACCAACCAACCATACCGGGAGTCCACGCATTTAATGCAAAGGGGTCAACTAAGCCACTATCTATCTGTGGTGGTGTTTCCCATAATACTTCATTTACTTCTCTCCCTGCGGGGATTATATAGTGCTGTGTGTGTGCAGATGTAACAATATAGTCACGTTTTAATTCCCAACCAGTTGCTGCGGGTGCATTTGTACCCAAACCAACCTGTCTTGAATAAGCATATGTGAAACTTTCCATATATGCATTTGATTTAGTTGTAAATGCTGCGAGAAAATCACTATTTTCTTTACTTAAACCCTCTAAACTAATCCATTGCTGTTGTATTAACCATTGATTAACAAGCGATGAATAGTCTTCCACCACCATCTCCAAATAAGAATCCATCATTTCATCTTTAATTTCAAATGGTCTCAACGGATGTCCTAATTCATGTTTAACATGAAGAAATAGTTTGTTTTTATCTGCTACTGTTATTAGTGCCATGATATTGCTTTATTTTAATATAAATACTAAAAAGTTTTTTTAAATAATTGCTATGATTTAGAATTTTTTTGATATATTTGTGGTTATCAATATTTAAGATATGCATAAAATAGAGTATGATTTAGATTTAAATGATGAAGGTAGACCCTGTATTCAATTATCAGATAATTACGAAGATAAACCGGAAGACAAGTTTTTTGCAATTGAAATATCCAGATACATTATACATGATGTTTTGTCTCGAAGAAGCGCAGAATTTGACCAAGAAACAAGTGAAAAACTAAATGAATGTCTGAATATGCTTGGACAAATTGGTGATGAAATTGCAGCTTTATTGTGGGAAAACATGAAGATGTTAGGAGATGTAGACCTTATGATTAATAAAAATTATAATATCATGGTAACATCACTCGAAAACAGAGATAATCTGGGTAAATATGTTTCCTCAAACGGAAAAATATATGAAAAAGTAGACGGATTCAAAGTACTTGTTACTGAAGAAATGAAAATATATGAATTTAAAGACGAAAACTGGAACGAAATAATATGAATTTTAAACCAACCCCAGAACAAGAAAGAATATTCTTATTCACAAAGAAAAGACCGGAAAATATTTTAATCAAGGCATATGCTGGTGCAGGAAAAACTTCAACAATCGTTGAAGCCGTAAAATTATTGCCTAAAGACAAATCAATTATGTTTTTGGCATTTAATAAACACATTCAGGAAGAATTAAAAACAAGACTCCCGGAACACGTTCGTTGTTATACCACTTATGGTCTTGGTACTGCAGCAATCAAAAGAAAATATGGCGATAAAATCAGGTTTGATGAATTCAAGGTTGATAAAATCATACAAAAAAAAGCCAAATCTTGGGGATTAGATGATGAGTTTAAAAATGATGAAGCAATTACAAATTATCTTACAAGTATAAAGAAGTTAGTTGATTTGTGTCGTTTGACATTAACTTTAAAGCCGGAATACATTCCATATATCACCGAAAGATACGATATAAGTATCAACAAACCCAAGGACATAAAGAGAGTACTTAAAGTATTGGATGAGGTCACAACAGATAGAACCAGTTTTGATTATACTGATATGATTTATCTTCCTGCTGTTGATAATGGTATCTGGATGTTTCCACAGGATTATGTTTTTGTTGATGAGGTTCAAGACCTAAACCGTTGTCAAATCAGAATAATTGAAAAGGTACTTAAAAAAGATAAATTATCTGGTAAACTAACTGGTCGATTAATATGTGTTGGCGATTTCTTTCAGGGAATCTATGGTTTCAATGCTGCCGATGAAAAATCGTTTGAATGGTTTGAGAAGTTTCAAAACACTAAAGTTCTTCCATTATCAGTATCGTTCAGATGCTCACAGGCAGTAATAAGAAAAGCACAGGAAATTGTGCCGGATATCAAAGCACTTCCAGATGCACCAGAGGGTTGTGTTAGGGATGGTGATGTTTTAAAGGAGGCACAAAGCGGTGATTTCATTCTATGTAGAACAACAATGCCATTGGTTAAACTATTTTTCGAATTTTTGGTGCAACATAAAAAGGCAATAATAAAAGGTAGCGATATTGGAATACACTTAATTGAATTAATTGGTAAAATTAACAACATACCAAAACTAAACCAGTTCTGGGAACAAGAGTTGTCGAATTTTAGAACCGAATTAAAGAAAAGTGGTGTTTTAAACCCAAACGAACATACAGCTTATGTTGCATTAGAAGATAAGGTGACTACACTATTGTTTTTGGCTAAACTTGCTGATAGCATTGAGGACTTAAAAAATAAAATAAGAAGCATTTTCACTGATGAAATTCAGGGAATTGTATTAAGTACCGTTCATAAAATCAAAGGTTTGGAAGCAAACCGAGTATTTATTATCAGACCGGATTTATTGCCAATGAAGGCACAAAAATCTTGGCAACACATACAGGAGAAAAACCTTGAATATGTTGCATACACAAGGGCAAAACTGGAATTAATTTTTGATAGAACATGGACAGACGAAGAAGAATGAATTCAAACCCATACGATTTGGGACAATTGGGAATGGGATTTAATCAACCATGTCCTAAATGTGGACTTGAAATTGATAGAAGGGCAAGTCCTTATGAACCCATAGGTTTTAAAAAATATTGTAAATGTAAACGCTGATATTATGGAATGGATAGTTAAAATAGAAGAACAACCAAATCAAAGAATTATGGTTAGGTTCAATCCCAAAAATGAAGAAATTTATTTTTATGGACAATATAAACCTAAAAATAAAGAATGGGTGGATTTTAGCGAAGAAACAAGTTCAATGGAAATTGATTTGGAGACAATTCAAACTCTTTTATTAAAAACCTATGAGAAATTGAAGGAAAGACTTAAAGCATATGAAAATCTTTCAGAGGGTTTTGATGTAATTAAAGTAATTGAAATCAGTGAAGATTAATCACCTTTTACCGAAGCAAGATTAGAGTTGTCTTTAACTATTGGTTGTTTTTCTGAAGAACCTATATTAATTTTTAATTCAGTAATTTCCTTTGTGAAAGTTTTATTTAGTTCTTTCTGTTCTTGATACATTTTTTCATAGTTTTTTTCCATGTTTTCCATTCTCGGCATAATAACAAGCATATAAAAACCAAAAAAGATTCCAATCATACTGCCGATTAATGCAAAAAAACTTTTAATTGTAAATATAATTTGTGTGTTGCCACCAATTGATGTTGCTGTGACGTTTCTCGCAGTTACTGTGCTTGTTGCCTTAACCATATAAACCAAATTTTAGAATAAATACTATATAATAAAAAAAGGTGGTCAAATTGACCACCTTTTTTATTCTATATCCAGTGATTACTGTAAGTCACCAATTCCGAAAGTCTGAAGACCATCGCAGAAAATTCTACCGTAGTAACGGTTAAGAACCATTTTCTTTGCATAACGAGTCATGATACCACGAATCGGAGTGAAATCGAATGGGTTGTACATAACCGGAGTCAACTGCATCGGTACGTAAGGAGCGTAAATGTAACCAGTCTCAAGGATTGATGTACCTTTATGTCCAATAAGTACGGTGTTAGCAGGTGCGTATGGGTCACGATAAACGATGTAACGTCCACTAAGAGTACCAATTTTTTCAATACCCATGTTATACTTATCCTGTTCAGGACTTGCATTACTTACGTGGAAGTACTCAAGGTCATCGAATACTGCACTAACTTCAGGAGATACAACTACCCATGATGCACCACCACGAAGAGTTGCTTTGTGAATCTGTGCTGAAATCTGGTTGATTTTTGTAACCAATGTCTGATTCCAGTCTTTCTGTGTACCGTAGTATGCAGTAGATTGTCTACGAAGACCATTATAGTCCCAACGAGCAGTCCATGCAGCACCTCTACGAAGGTCACGAAGAATTTCACGGTCGATTTCAGCAGCCATTTGTTCTGAAAGAAGAGCAGTTAACTCAGCTTCAGCGTCAATGTTGTGGAATGCACTAACGTCCTGTGCAAGTTCTGGTGTCCACATAGCACGCATTTTACGTGTTTCAACAGATACTGTTACTTGGTCAAGTACGAAAGTTACTTCAGCCATTCTTGAATCTTCTTCAAGGTCAGAGTATACTCTGTAAGTTACAGAGAAAGTAGGTGTGCTTGCAGCACTCATTGCTTGATAACCATCAGTTCCAGCGTACTGTAAGTCAGCGATAAGAACGATTTGACCATCTGAGTTAACAATTGGCTGTCCGTATTTCTGAACTTTTACGTTGAAAGGAATAGCATCACCAGCAGCGATACCTTCAAAACCAGCAGGTGCAGTTAATGCAACATCTGCAAATACTTTCAATCCAGCAAGGAAAGTTTCAGTATCCATAGGAACACCAGCAGGACCGATTAATTTACCCTGTGAATCGGTAGCGAAACCACCAACTGTTAAGGTAACGAATTTATCAGTACCAAGTACAAATGTAGCTGCTGTAGTAGCACCTGTGATTACGTCAATCTGACCCCTTGAACGGTCGAACAATGAAGTACCTTCTTCACCATATTCAGTTGCATAGAATGCATCGTATAATGAACGTTCTTCAAATCCGGTTCTGTTAGTGTTAGTTGCTGCGTTCTGGTATGCACCATTTGGTGATGTATGAATTCCAGTTTCAGCATCAGTTACTCTAACGCTTGCTTTAGGGTTGATGTAGTATAATTTACCAATAGGTAAATTGAGAGCCTGTACAGAAACGATGTCGTTTGCTAAAAGTTTAGCAAATACCCTACGAATAACAGGGAATGCAACAGTTTCAAACTGACCTGACGCTGCAGAATCAGTAGATTCGTTAATCATGTGTGAAAGCTGGTTTTCGAATAACTGCGCACAGTTTTCTTTAACATTACCTTCAAGTCCTTCAAGAAGACCAATCTTTTCCCACCTGTTGGTGGTTATTTCTCTTTGCTCACGAAGTTGTTTTAATCCAATATTACCAACTTCTGCGCTTTCCATTAAAAATCCCATTGTATGAATGTTTTAAATTTTTTAAAGATTATTTTTTTTGCCTCTATGTTCTACGTATTCAATAAGTTTTTTCATTTTCTGAATATGTTTATCGTTTTCGTAGGCTGTTTTTTCCACTACTTCGTCAAGTTTTTGTTTTGAAGACGGTTGAATTGAGGCGTTCACCTTTTCTTCAATACTTTCAGTTAAAGTTTTTTTGCTTTCTTTCATTTCTGTAAGAACTGCTTTATACTTCTTCTGTGATTCAGTAATGCTATCAACTTTTTTAAATTCGTTGATAATTTTAATTTTATCTTCCTGAGTCAATGCCAATTCTTCATTTACCAAAAGGTTATTTACATGTGCCAAATTGGTATTAAAAACTGCCATCTCCTTCAATTGATTACGATACTTGTCAAGTGCGGTCTTATAGCTTTCAACTAAAGTTCCAACGGATTCCTTGTACTTCTTTGTTTCGTTCATTTTCTTGGTCAACTTCTTGTTTTCCTCAAGTAAACTTTCAAACTTTTTCTCAGTACTTTCGTTTTGTGGATTGTTTACACTACCATAACGTTTGTGACGCTGTGGTGCGAAATCTTTTCCCGGTAAATGGTCACCAGCTACATGTTTGCTTGTACTGTGAGCCATACCAGATGCTTCATCAACAGATTGCTCTGCAGGTGCACCCAATACTGCTTCAATATCAGCATCAGTAATTGGTTCTTCATCAATCATCTGAGTGGTAGGACCACCATTTTCACGACCGGGGATACTTTGTTTTCCACCTTGGTTCTTCTGTTCTTCTACAGGTAATTCTTCGTCAATCATTTGAGTGGTCGGACCACCATTTTCACGACCCGGAATACTCTGTTTTCCACCTTGATTTTTCTGCTCTTCAACGCCAAACCCTTTAATCATTTCATCGAGTTTGTTTCTCATGTTAACAAGTTCTGAATATGGGTCACTATCTTTAGCTTCTTCCATAGCATTCATCCCGTTAAGGTTTTCCATGCTTGCAATTTCGCTTTCAATTTCTTCCATTGTTAGAACTTCGTCTTCATCATCAGCATTTTCCAAAGCAGAACCGACACTATCAACATCGAGTTCTGTTACATCAAATTCTTCAGAAATGTTTGAAATCGGTTTTCCTGAACTTGGATTTACTTTATCGGTGAAGATGTTACCTTTCTCGGTTTCACCTTTTCCCTGATTTGGCGTATCGCTTTCGATATCAGCCATAAATTCTTTCTCACGTTCTTCTTTAACGGTTTCAAGTCCTTTTGCTTTTTCATCAAAGGGTTTTCCTTCTCCAGCATTTTCTTTTACAACCTTTTTGGTCTCTTTAGTTTGATTCTTCATAACAGATTCTTTATTTGTTTCAACATCATCTGATTCCTCAGATTCTTTCTTTACATCCAATTTTTTATAGGATTCTTTTTTTGATTTATTTTTATTTATTTCTTCCTTTAATAAGCTACTAAACTTTTCAGGAAATTCTTCGGCTAATTTCTTTTTAGCATTAGTTTCCGCAGCCTCCTTGATTGCATTGTAATCAGTTAAGGCTTCTTTAATAATCGATGATTTTTTATCGTCTTTCATGTTGTTAATAAGTCGTATCTAATACTATAATTTTTATATAAATACATTCTCATTGCGAAAAAGTATGTTTTTTTATAAAATTCTTGATGTTTCCGAATTTTATCATTATTTTTGCCACCATTTTTTCTTATAATAAGAATCGATTTACGGCTGTTATTATTTTACTGTCCTCTTCTTTTAAATAAATACCGTTCTTGTTCACATAGTTCTCACCGAATCCAACGCTATTTTGTTTTTCTGGAAATAAATATGCACCGGGAGTACTTGGCGTAGCTACAAGGTCGAAACCGATTAATTCAAAATCATTCTGAACCATGTTTTCACCATTAACTTCTTTGAGTGTACCAACACCACGACTGGAAATACCTAACTTAATTTTATTTTGTAGGTACAATACAATCTTATCACCAACTACTGAAACAACACCATATTTTATGTATCCCGGAGAAACAATTAATTTCAACTGACCATATAAAACATTTTCTTGCTCATTACTTCCCCACCACATCTTTGTAATCATGTGAGAGATATTTTGAAGCGATATGATACTACTATCTGGGTGGTCGGCTTCTGAAACAGCACTGTTTGTTTTAACCAATTCCTGATAAACGTCAACTTGTGGTATTAAAACGTCTTTGGGGTAGATACGACCGTTTTTGTTTTTAACGCCCCATTTTTGTAAAATACAGTTAACTAATACAGGTTGTCCGGGTTTTAACTCAAAACTTTCGGTTAAAATATCCTTGTTGATTTCACTATTAATATATCCAGCATCATGTTCAATCAGAATTCCGAATCCAACATCACCTGCTTGTAATATCTTGCTCATAATAATTTCTTTAATATAAATAGTTTTGTTTATCGTTTTTTATTGTCACCGTTTTTTGATGTCGATAAACTCACAATTTTTCCCGCATTATTAATGTTTAATAAAAAAGCACGGGTTTCTAATTTTGCAATAGCTTCTTCAAGAACTAAATTAATTTCCTTGAGTTTTTTAATTTTTTCCGGCATGTCGATAAAAATATTATTCTGTTTTCGTTAACTTTTCTAACTTTCCTTGAATCTCATCAAGTTTTGTTAAAATTTCGTTGGTTTGAAAACTCTCTATCTTTCCTTGAATATCTCCAAGAAGTTTCATAATTTTTTCGGATTCAACTTTCCCAATTTTCTCACTTAAATCAAGAAGAACAGATACACCATTTAATACATACAGGGTTTCTTTTTCACTTTCCATCCACTGTCGTGTTCTTTCTTCTTCACGTTTAAGCATTTCCAATCTAATTTTCTCCAGTGTTTCATTATGTTCTTTTCTGATATTGTCTACTTTTGCAATTTGTTGGTCTTGCATTAATTTAAAATCTGCGCTTTTCTTTCTAAAGACACGTATGTAATATATCCACGAAATCATAGTGACTATGGTGGATAAGATAAACAGGTAAAAGAAAGCGTTATAGTACCAAATCGGATGGTGAACAACTAATATCGTTTGTAGGATTGAACTCATTTTTTCGTTTTAATAATAAATAGTTTAAATAGTTCAAATGTTTTGTCTATTTTTATATTTTTTACTGTGAGGTATTTATATTTAAAATCAAAAGAATGGCAAGTAATGTAGAACTTATTGACCCGAATGTGGTTGCGACAAAAGGAAATCCACATGTTAACGGTATACCACAATATCAGGACATGTATATTTTTGCCGAACTAACTGCAAAGAGTAGAGGTAGGACTGTTGTTATAACCACAAACGATGGGAATATAAGTAAAGGAACATTTAAAACAGGTTTAGAAAAACCAAGAAACGTTAATCTATTAGGTGTGAATCAAATAGAAGATGACCCAAACTATCTTAATTTTACCACGAATTATTATGATGGTAGTACTGGAAATTATACACAATATGAAAGTTTTGGTATTAATAATATTAAGGTAATTATCAATTCATCGTTTGTTCCACAAGTAAACGTACAATTTGTTGATATAAGGGGTTTATCTTTCTTCAATCAAGAAGGTTCTCCATATAGAATGCTTTTTGATTTTCCACCACCAGTTTTTGAATTATCAATTAAGGGATATTATGGTAAAACACTTACATATCAACTACATCTCGTAAAATATACCACAGAATTTCAATCTGATACCGGAAACTTTGTTATTGATGCACAATTTGTGGCAGTTACATTTGCGCCACTAAGCGATGTATTATTTAGATATGTTGTAAATGGTGCATTAATAGATAGAAATGTTTCATTATCACCCGAACCCGGAACTCCACCAAATAATACATTTGAATTAATAACCAAATTAAAAAATTTATATACTCCACTTCCAGAATTTGTAAAAACAGATGTTGAGGTTAAAGAATATGATAATGCAAATGCCGATATAAAGGGTATTGAAACATTGGTTTCTATAATTCGAAATTTTAAAGCAGACCCTGCCTTGGAAAAACTTGGCAATACATTTTTAATTGCCAAACAAAACGACCCAAAAAATTTTGTTCAGGTTGAAGTAACACCTGTTGTTGAAGACGATGACAATATTATTATATTAGAATCGTTATCTCAATATGATGATATTATAAAAAGTCTTGCAACCGATAGTATTCCCACAACAATGACAAATAGATTGTATATTGTGACACCTACACAATATAATACAAGTCCCGAAGAAAAATACAATCCTTTCGCCACAGGCGATAATCCAATAAAAAGTTTTCCCGAACTACTTCCCGGTAAAATTAATAGTGAGAGATTGGCTTTTGATTCATTTAAAAATAAACTTGTTAAAAGAACAACAGAAATACTTGGAAGCACAGAATCTGTAACCCAATCGCAAATATCTGATATTATATTTGATAACTATAAAAATGTTTCAACCAATAAATTACAAAAAGAAACAACAAAATATATAGGTATTGATATCACTGACTATTATTTGAAACTATATAAAACAAATTTTTCGTTAAATAAGGATAAAGCCACGCTTTCAAAAAATATCGCAACAAAAATAAATAACATGATATCCCAAAATCTGGGTATGATGCCAACAATTTATAATGTTTTTAAAATAATATTGGATGATGTTGATACATTTTTTGAAAAATTAAGAGATACTTCGAAGGAAGCAGAAGTCAAACATAATGAATCTTCAAGCAGAAACATTATTATTGGTGATAGTTATAAGGACAATCAAGATAAAATATTTGCATTTCCGTTAATTGTTGATACACAAAAAGTTGTTTGTGGTGGAAATAAAGAAGAAAGAATAGCACCAATAGAATTAAGTAAAAAAACCACATTTCCTGAAATGGATTTAGTAAATAAATTTATTAAAACATTTTTTGACCAACAGAAATTGGAGATTTTAAATACAATGCGTGAGAAAAAAAATGCTGAAGGTGTTAACGAGTGGTTACCAGTATCACCAGCAGATTCAACCATTGGCTCAAAAGATACCAAGAGTCCTTATGCTGGTGTTGATACCACAACGGGTATACCTAATTTATCTGAAGATAATAGGTTGTCACAAATATTAAAGATTGTTTTAAAGCGATACTACGCATTATCTCAGGGTATTATACCAAATGCTTTTTATAATACATATAATGGTCGTGTAAATGATGCTTATGTTAAATTATATGCTGAATCTGAAGCAGTAAACCTTGCAACATCTGCAACAAATTCTGAATATGGAAATCTTTTAAAATCAAACGCTGCAATTTATAAGGATAATATTAATGGTATAAATGGTTTTTATACGCTATTACAGAATACCGTTCCAGATTTTTATGGGTTCGATAATGATGTGGTGACCTCTATCAATATTACAGATACTAATGATGTGTATGTGGATAAAAATAATCCAAATTTTGAGGGAGTTATAATATACAGAAATGATATAAGCGAACAACAAGTAGATAAAAACTCAAATAGACCAATAGATAAATTCAAAGCGGGGGTACAAAAAACTTTTTTCACCACAACAAAAAAAGAAGAATATTATACCTTCACAGAGGAAAACGTTCAATTCATTGCAGATAAAAGAAGAAATAAAAGTGGTGAAGATAAAAGACAAAATAAGGACGATGGGAAGGGTAATAACATTATTACCAGATTTTTGACTGATGTGGAAATGAAAGTTGAAAATATCAACGAAACTGATGACTATCCAACTGTTCAACAATTATTAAATAGCGGTAATGCTGTTTGGGGATATTTGGGTACAAGTGCAGCTAAACAAAACATTAATCGATTTGAAAATATTATCGACATATGGGTTGACCAATTATCCAGTAAATATGGTGGTCAATTTTTTGATAATTTAATACATGATGAAATAATTAATACTCGTTCAAAATTAAGTGCAATGTTTATTCTTTCGAATTTTGGACATGCACTCGCAACATTCAATGTAAAACCAAGTGCTTTAAATGAACTTATATTTACCACACCCGCAGTAGTTGAAGTTCCAAGATTTTTACCTGCATATATTGGTGCACTTATTGATGCTAAAGAAGATGGGTGGGATAATGAAATTATTGATTTTTTTACTGCCGGAACGGGTTCGAAATTCTACAATAATGGCTGCTTAATAATTGCAGATTATGTTGACGTGAATAAATATATTTCTAAAAAAGACAAAGAAATTTTTAGGCAAGAGTTTCTCGATTATTATTCGAATGGTGCAGAACGTGGAGAGTATTATAGATATGCATCAAGACTAAAAAATTTATATGACAGTGTTAATAGTGGCAATAAAGATAAAAAAGATACATATGAGGAATATTTAAATACTACAGGTGATTATTATGATGGTGTCATATTACCAATGATTGAAAGAACAAATCTTGCAATTTTTAGTGAAAGAACATTCAGGAGAGTAACCACATATCCTGCCACATACAGGTCGATAAAAAATATGACAGGTAAAACAGAAAGTGAAACAAATATAAATTATTTTAAGGTCTTCTTGACCAAACTAAATGATGAAATTCTTAAAAAGGATGAAGAATTAAAGGAGCAGGAAGTTGAAGAAGAAAAAAAGAAAAGCGATAAGGACATTATAACCCAAACATACTATTCATTTAAAAATATTAATGATAAGTGGTTAACAGGTCCTACTCAAAGCAATACCTATGGATATCCGTTTAATAGAACTAACAGAGCAAGACTAATTGATTCGTTTGTATTTGTTGATAGAGCAATGAATCCTATCGGTGACACTATACTCAATGCTGAAATACTTATTGATTTATTTGAAGACCCTAACGTAAGTTTATTCAGTGTTTTATCACAACTTTTATCGCTTAATGGATTTGAGTTTTTTCCACTACAAAATTTTATGTCATATACTAATGACTCGTGGGAAGATTCTTTCAGAATTGATACAAGTGGTGATGCTGGTCAAAGAACCGCATTTGTGTGTATGTATATAGGTGGCACATCAAGTTATCCCTCAACAGGTAGTAATGATTTTATTAATGATGGAATAGTTGATTTAGGAAATACTGATGCCAAAGATTTCAGCACTACTGAAGAAAATTGTGAACAATTTCCAGATTTTGATAATCAAGTAGCATCTAACGAAGATTTTCCTTATAGAAAAGTCAGAGCATTTCGTGTTAGATTTGGAGAACAAAATCAATCGATGTTTATTAACATGAAAATCGATAGTAAGGAATATCCAGAAACAAACGAAAGCATTCAAATTTTATCAAGATTGGCTGGTGATAATAGAGAGCAAGCACCCATACCTAAAGGACAAAATTTATATAATCTGTACGAAAATAGGGCGTATAGCGCAACAATTACTGGTCTGGGAAATGCTATGATTCAACCAACACAATATTTTCAATTAGAAAACATTCCTATATTTAACGGAGCGTATCTTATATTAAGTGTTGAGCATTCAATTACTGCGAATAAAATGACTACGAGTTTTACTGGCACTAAAATTATGAAATATCCGATGCCAAGAGTAACATCACCATTTGCTTTTGCAGGTTTTGATGGTGAGTTGGATTTAAGCGAATTAACTCCGGGAGAACTTACACAGGCTGCAAATGCAATTAATACAGAACAAAAGGCACAATTTAACTCAATGTATGAATTCAAAATTCAATAATCATGGCATATAGACAATTAACAGAAGAGGGTAAAAGTTTCATTAGAAAAATTTGTGAAGGTAATGGTAATAGCTTACTTTCTGGAAAGAGTCGATTTAAAATCAAAGACCCCACCAACAAATTGTACAACCCTAATGGAGTTTTACCCTATTGTACCCCAGAAACACCTGCAACAAAAATCTGGACATCAAATGCTAAGTATGAAGGTAGTTTAATTACAACAAATGCTGCTCTGGGTGAAGCACTTATTAAGTGGTATGACAAATACGGAAAAATATATGAAATGGATGCTAATGTTTTAGCAGCGCAAGCATTTCAGGAATCTGGCTATTATATTTGGAATTATGCATTAACAAGCACGGCTTCCGGTATTAGTCAATTTACTGCCGATACACTTTGGGGAATTATTATAAATAATAATCATCCAAATATTACACCTTTATTTACTGACGATGAAATTAATGCAATAGCAAATAACATCACAGACAATAAATTTGATAAAAATTCATATACTGTTAAAAGTGATAGTAATGGTAGAAAAAATAGGGCAATAATACATCAAAATGTTATCGATAACCCAGAAATAATGATTAAAGCACAATTTAGATACATGAAGTACATTGCAAACAAATGCGATGGATTGGCAAGTTCAACATTATTGGGTTATAGTAGGGGGGACGGTCTTGCAACTAAATCATATGCTGAATCCATAAATAAAGTAATTAATTATGGAGTAAAAAAAGAAATGGATGAATATGAAAAAGAAGGTATTGACTACGTTTTTAAAATCTTTGCTTTATTAGGCGATAAAAATAACGAACTTACAAGTTCAAAACCCCAAGGTTATTATTTTGGTTATGATAAGGGAACACTGGATTTGAAAATGAGAAGTGGTGTTGTTTTTGATGCTCAAACCGCATTGGCTATTGATTCTAACGTGAGATACCAATAAAAAATGCCACATTGTGGCATTTTAAAGTAATTCTTTTTTCAGTTCATGTAGTGAGATTATGTCCTCGTCTACTTTATCTTCTTTATACACCATTTCCTTAATCTTCTCAATTGCTTTCGTTATACTGTCTTTAACACTTTCTTTATTTAATCCTTCTAAAATACTGAGGCTCTCGTTCTTATATGCTTCAAGTAATTCCTCTTTTTCTTTATTGTTTGATTTAATTAAAGTGTGAAGTAGATTTTTGTCATCTTCATTTAATGAATTATATTTTTCGTTAAATTTATCAATCGCTATCTCAATAACGTCTTCATTTATTGGTTCAACATCAACGTTCTCGATTAAATTTTTCTTAGCAGTTCTTACATGATTTAGAACAAAACTAAATGATTCGTGAATTGCATCAACATCGATTTTATCGTAGTCATTTAATGATTCTGTAATTAATCTGTCAATTGCAGTGTATAATTGAACCCTATTATCCTCAACCGGAAGATTTTCCTCACTAATAAACGCATTTAACTTCTCACGTTCAGCATCGATTTCTTCAATGGTGTACACTTCAAATAACTTGATATTATTATCAATATATCTGGTAGCAACCAATTCGTTATCTATGTGTTTGTTTTCGATGTTGTTAAAAACCTTAAACTCTAACTGTAGAATTGGAGATTCCTTTACTACATCGAAAAAATCAACAGTTAACTTTTTCGATTCCTCAATTAAACTACTATTAAAATAAGAATCTTTTAATTTGTTTGAAATTATCAAATTAGCAATTCCTATGTTGAAATTTTTCATACGGTTTAATTCGATTTATTATAAATACTCTAATTAATTATAAACGTTTATTTAACATCAATTTTATTAAATACTTTTAGTTTTCATCTAAATCAATGGATTCAAGTGTTTCGAAATCAATATCTTCTGCTTCGTTTGTTCTTTGAATTGCATTAATACTTTCCGAACTTTTTAGTAATTCATCGATTTCATTTATCATGTTTTGTGCATTTTGGTTCAATTTATCGTTGATTTGATTATTTTCATTGATAATTCTCTTCTGTTTGCTAATCTTTTTTCTTTCTGGTTCTTGACTATAACCAAAAACCATTTTTTCTACATGATTACTATATTCTTCATCTGTCATTTTACTGCTTTCTGCTAATGCTGGTGGCATTTCTCCACCACCCATTCCACCACCACCTAATGGTGCTGCTCCTGCTCCCGGAGGTGGCATTTCTCCACCTGCTGCTGGTGGTGCTGGTGGCATTCCACCACCTTCAGGTGGCATTCCACCTTGTTCTGTTCCACCCGTATCTGCAGCAACTGGCATACCCTCAACAGGCTCACCGAATCTTTTATCAATGTCGGTAAATAAACCGGATTTCTTAATTGTAACTGGAGAATCAACAAGTTCTTGCATAACAACCTTTTCCATTTTCTGTTGTTTCAAGTCTTCAACAATTTCTCTGTCACTCATGTTGAATACCATACGTTTTGCAGTTGTATGTGACATTGCAGCAATACCGCCTTCAGCACGTGTTAATTCAGTATATGTTTGTGCTTTCTCACGTAATAATTCTGATTTGAGTAATTCCTGTTGTGTAGAAGGATTTGTAAGCGTCAATGTAAAACTATTCAAGTCCTCACCACTATAACCCAACAAGAATAAATGTATCATTGCCATTTTATTGAGTTCCTGTATCATGGCTTGCTGAATACGATTAACCTTTTTTGCAAATCTGATATCATATTGTGCCATGTTTTTGCCAGCACCTGCAGCATCCTGAAAACTCAAGAATGGTTTTGGAATACCAAGTCCGATGAATAGATTATCTCTAAGATATTCAATATCTTGAATCTGGTCGAGATTTGATGCACCCGCTAAAGTATCAATACCTGTTTGAGTATTTGCGTTTCTTACGGGTAGGAAATAATCTTCATCGTTTCCCAATATATTGAAACGGTAATCAATTTGACCATCAGTGGGAGACACCTGTGCAATCTTTTTAAACTTGGTAGCAACTTTGTAAATATAATCCTCAATATCGTCTTCATCTATGTTTCCAACGTCAATTTTAAAAACCTTCTTTTCACCTGCACGAATAATACGGTAGGTAAGCATAGCGTCTTCTGCCATTACTAATTGACGGAAAACTCTTCTGACTTTATTTAAAACCGATGAACCATATGGCAAGTACTTATCATCTCCAAGAAGTCTGAAGTGAGCAATTTCGAAAGTATTAAATTCGTCACCAGTCATTCTTTCTTTAAACTTCACAATTGGTTTACCGTTTTGTATTCTTTCGAGTCTTTCAATTTCATAATTAACCAATTGTTTTACGTGTGTAATACCTTTCTTACGTTCACCATAGAGTAATACAAAATTATCACCATATTTCACAAGATTTCTTACCCAGAACGGTAAGTTTACATTCACGTTAACAGTATCGAAGAAAAATTCTTCAAGTAATGTTTTAATCCTTTCCTTATTCGAATATATGTTAAGCATTTTACCATTTAAACCAATGGTGGTTGCTTCTTCCATAAATAAATCCAATGCAGAAGAAATAATTGGGTAATATTCCATACCCTCATAGTCGATATATGCTGGAAGTCTGGCAGCTTCATATTGTAATGCCTTTTGAAAACCCCTATCGGTTGTCCTGAAGAATTTATTCTGAAGTTCTTTCTTCTGTTCTAACTCCAAACCCTTCCTATGTATTTCTTCGGGAGTATTACCTTTTATAATAACCTTTGGTTGTTTTGCTATTGGAGTTGATTGTGATACGGCAGGTTGTGAATCCTGAAAACCAAAACCATCCAAATTCAACATTTTGTTGAGTTGTTGATATAATGTGCCTTTTTGTTCCTTTTCAGCCATTTTTATAATTTTTTATACTTTTTTATAAATACTACACTTTTCTTGAAAAGTCGTTCATAGATATAAATACATTTGATTATTTCTTTTTCTTATCTAATCCATCAAATAACCATGAATGTGCAAGATATGGATTCATCGATGATGGACTATTGGGGGAAATCATTGGTTTATTTTTTATGTCTTGTTTTCTTCCTATTTCAGAAATATCGTTATTGGTAATGATGGCATTAAGCATTTTTTCAGTAACACCCTTACTTTGCTTAAATCTTGCCATATCAAAATTCAAAACATATAATCCAATTGACAATCCCATTATACTATCATCGTGAAAACTACGTTTATGGTCAGCCACACGATTTCCGGGAATCGTGACGAATGTTTTTAATTCATTCAATAATCTTACTGACCTAATAATCACGTCTTCCAAATGCACTGCTCTTTGCATTTCAAGAAGCACCGAAGCACGGTTATTTCCAATAAAGAATCCGGGAATCAGGTCAACATTTACGACAGAACCATCTGCCATTGTTTTCTGACCCTTTTTAATATATCCTTGTAACCTATCTCTTGAAGGTTTATGTGTAACTTCTGCAAAGTGAACACTATCGTACCCAAATTCAAGTAATTTTTCCACGCTTTGCACACCATAACCACCAGTTATATCAACAACCGCATATGCATTATTATATCGTTTTCCATATTGATATGCAATTTCTGCAAGCATTTGTGGTGTTACTTTTCCATAGTATTCCGCAACCTGTTCAACTTTATGTCTTCTGATTTTAACTTTTTTTATTTTATCGCCCTTTTTAATAACCTTTTCTTCAATTACTTCAACAGTTTTCAACATATTCAATGTTGAATTGTCATCACCGTGTCCCGGAGACGCATCGAGTGCTATAATGTAATCTTCTCCCGGTAATGGGTCTTCAAAAATCCACATATTTAAGTCGGTGTATTCTTGACGAATAGGTGTACGTACTTCATTTTCCTGAATACGTTTAAGATATTCTTCAGCGATAAAGTTATCACCAGAACCCAAGAATGAACATAAAAGTTCTTGCGCAATTTTACGCATATCTCCGTTTGCATCTCTAACTTGTTCTTCAAACCAAGGACTGCTGGCTTCCCAACCGTCTTCCATCATTTGAATTCTGGTTTTTTTATCCCAATTTTGGTCAATTAATTTCTTTTCGTTTTCTTTACCTTTATTTTTCAACCAGCACAAATCTTTATTATATCTTGGGTCATTATACCACCATAGTTCAACCGCTTTAAAGTTATTTTCGTTTCTTCGTGCACCATCAAATGTTTTGTAGAATACTGCATCAAGACCGGAAGGAGTACTAACCATAATCGCAGCACCACCAGTTTGAAGTGTTGGTTTCGCTGCAGTCCAGAATTTATCTCCCTTTTCTGTCCATGCAGTTTCGTCCCAGAAAATAAGTGTTGGTGTCATACCACGAAGACCTTTAGAAGAGAAAGCACCTAATCTTGAATTATTATCGTAAATTTTTAATTTTTGTGTGTCCTTGAAATTACCAACAGCTTCTCTACCAGTTTTTGGTCTAAGCCAATCCGGGCAACCTTCAATAAATAAAACCACATCACTCATAATTTCATCACGTGCGGTTTCAAGTTTATCTGCAACAATTGCAACCTGTCTGTTCGGGTTGAACATCACATACCATGCTATATATGCACAAGTTGTCGTGGATATACCTGCCTGACGATATTTGTTGGCAACCACAAATCTATTATCTCGATATGTTTGGATTAATTCTTTCTGAAAATCAAAAAGTTTGAATGGTACAATCATACCAGCCATACCCTGTGTCTGGTCAAAAATTGTTAAATATGTCTCAATAAAATATACGGGGTCTGTTGCACACCTAATGATTTCCTGCTTTTGTTCTGTGATTGTTAATTCACTGGCTCTCTTAGCAATACCGTCTTTAGTAACAACAATTGGTTCAATCTTAGCAGATTGTTTTCTGAGTTCTGCAGCTAATTTCCTAATCTGTTCCTTTTCTTTTTCCCTCTGAACATCAATGGGTATTACTGGAACGTGTTCTGGAAATATATCTTCGATTTCTTTCTTTTCAACCTTTTCTTTATCAGTACTCATTTATAATATTTTATAAATAAATACTTTCCAGTATAAAAACCGCAGAGCACGGTATGAATCTGGTCATATCGTGCTCCGAAACCTTTTCTCCCTAATCTGGTGAGATAGGCAATTTAAATTTGCAGGAAACGTATAATGTCTTGATTTACGATTCCCGATTTCCTTCTTCCAAATGGAAAGATGAACTTAAAAATATAAATACTATATTTTTAATGAAGAAACCTCAACAAATTCATTATCTTTTGCAATAATTTTTCTTGAGTTCAACATTTCTTTTATTTTTGCAAGTGTTATTCCGTAGTGGAAAACTAATAATGGCGTGTCATCGTCTTCATTTTCAAACATTTTCTGATAATCACTATAGCCATTAGTATCATCTTCTGGTGGTGGAATTTCGTATGCTAAAGCATGAATTGTGTGATAACCATGCATATATTCTCTATCTACTGCTTCGTGCAGACAAAATAAATCAAATGTGCTGGTTTTTAAGTTATAAATTGAATTGATGAATTCTTCTGTTGGGGGCATTGCATTGTCGCAAGCAGGAGACATATCCCAACACCAACCTTCAATATCGATATTTGATGGGTCAAATGAAAAAATAAATTCAAACAACCCTTCGCCTTTTGCGTTATAACCAATTTTATTTACGTAAATTAGTTTTAACTTTTTATCGTCATTCTCCATATTATCTTTATTGATAAATACTGAGAATAATGAAACGTTTTATTGGTTCGATAATAATATACCATAATCCTCAAATATAACAATATCAACAATTTTGAGTGAAAACAAATACATTTTAATCCTGTTGGCAAGTCTTTTTCCCCAATAAATTTTAAGGAATTGAAAGAGAATTGATGTAGAGAATAATGATATGCTAAACACCGGAAATTGATATAAAATGAGGGCAAAAATAATTAGTATCCAAGATATTATTTCTGATACCTTTTTTCTACTAAAAAAGACGTGTAAATCGGCTTCACGTTCTTCAATAAGAAGTCTCCTGTATTCAAAATCCCTTTTTGCCTCTGCAAGTTTTACCAGTTCAGCATTTCGGTTTTTACCACGTGAGATTCTCAGTGTTGTGTATGTTCTATTAATATTTTTCATAAAGACTTATACGTAAAGAGAAAAAAAATGTTACAAAAAAACCGGACTTTTTTGCCCGGTTTTTATTTTTTTAAGTACCTAATCTACTTCTGCCTCTCGCAAAATCACTTGGTCCTCCAACCTCACTATGGTCTACTGGAATGTATTCCACAAAATTGTTTTTTCCAATCTTTAATTTACCCAAACCACTTGGGTCTGCTGCTGCTTGTTGTAGAATTACTAATTTATTTTCTGCTGGTGTTCTTGAGAGATATCTTTCAATACCACCTTCGAAATCAATTTTAAATGTTTTATTAAGCCAATGATTTAATTCGTGTGGCTCTTCAACAGATAGTGAAGGTAAAACTGCTTTTAAGTCTTTTTGTTTTTTTAATCTACCTTCTGCCCATTGAGATGCTTTACCCATCCAATCGGTAATACCTTCATCTACAACTTCATCTTTTTTTTTAGACACAACAGATTCATATAGACCAAACTGTTCGTCAATTATTTTATCGAGTCTTTTAAGTGTATCAGATTTTTTATCTTCGTTAAGACTTGCTTTTTTCAAACCAGCTTTAACTTCAAGACGTTCACGAATGTATTTTCTAATCTTTTTTTCTGATTCACTCATTGTAACATTAACAGTTTTATTCTGAGCATCGACATTTACATCAACTCCTGTTGTTGGAGCACCTGCAGGTTTAACTGTATCTACACCAAGTGTTTGTGAATCTGGGGCGAAACCGATTTCAGGCGTACCTTCATCGTCAATTTCTTCAGCACCGTCTTCCATTAATGCATTTGGTTGAACTTCAACACCTGCCGGGTCAACACCTTCTGCAGCAAATTTACTTAAATTAGCAGTACCAGCTTTACTTCCAAGTTGATTTTGAATAGTTGCTAAAATACTTCTAACATTAACTGGTTGTTTTCCGGCTTTTTCTAATCTTGTATTTAATGCAGCAATTTGTTTACCCAAACTTGCAGCAACGGTTTCAAGTTTTTTTATTTCCCCCGGTACTTCACCTGTATGATATGCTTGTTTTACGTCAGTAGCGTATTGTCCTACTGCTTGTCCTGCCTTTTGTGCAGCACCCGCAACAGCACCACCTACTTTTTGTGCAGCACCTGCAACAGCCTGTCCTGCCTTCTGAGCACCTGCTTTAATATCACCACCTACTTTTCCAAATGCTTGTTTCATACCGCCCCAAAGTTCATCAATTTGTGCAGCTTTATCTTCCTCACTTGCTTCACTTAATGAGTTAACCATTGGTTCTAATTGACTTGCGTATTCGTCATGTCCATAATCACCTTTTAATTTATCCATGATTTCCGGTGTGATAAACAATGCAACTGCTTTGAAATCGCCATCATTCTGACCTTCACCATGTGCGTTTGCATAGCCACTAACCAAGTTAGCCATTTCTTCTTCACCACATTCCATAATTGATTCTCTGGTATAGCCACGTGATTCTGCGTACATTCCAAAGCTACCACATTCTGAACATTTTGCTTCTTCAACTTCTTCAGGTTCGTCAACAGACATATCATCACCAACTTCAATATCTTCGATATCTTCATCAGGAACAACCTTTAAAATTTTATCTGCCATTGCTTTTCTGTCTTCAATTTCTACTTCATCAAACTTGTCTTTAAATGCAGTAAGAAATGAATTTACATATGATTTAACCTGTGCAGGTTCTAATTCTGTTTTTCTGATTTTATTTGTTAATTTACCGAGACCCTTTTCAATTTCGGTTGTGGTAAGGTCTTTTTCTTCTGCGGGTGCAGCATCGCCTTCTCCACCTTCTGGTTCTTCTTCGCCACCCATTTCTGCTGGCATTTCTTCTCCACCTTCTGGTTCTTCTTCGCCACCCATTTCTGCTGGCATTTCTTCTCCACCTTCTTCGCTACCCATGTCGGCAGGTAATTCTTCACCACCTTCGGGTGCAGGTTCATCAACAGGCATTTCTTCGCCACCCATTTCTGCTGGCATTTCTTCATCACCCATTGGTTCTCCACTAAAATCAGGTTCTGGTTCGGCAGGAACTTCAGTTGCAGCAGTTGCAGCTTCCAAGTCACCTACTTTACTTGCAGCCATTTCAATTTCTTCACCAGCTTTGTCTTCATGAAGTTTTTGTTTTTTACTGCCAGTTTTACTTGGTTTCAATGTGACTGCCTCATTAATAACTTGAAACAACATGTTTCTTTGTTTATCAGCTTCAGCCAATGATTTGTATTGGTGTTTTGTAATGTTTTCTAAACCACCTATATATGCGAAATCAGATACGTTTGGGTCTTGTTTTAAACCACCCTTTTTAACAAAATATTGGTGATTTTCTTTCACAATTCCATAAGCAACTCCATCTGCTGCTCTTTTGTAATCTATTAAAGTACCCAAATTACGAGTAGATTCTTTTATTGTGGGTTTCTTTACTTCTGCTAATTGCTGAAGCCTTTGGTAAAACGCTTCTTGTGAATTATGTTTCTTCATTTTTATATTTTTTTATGCCTATAATTTAGTTACATTTTTTTATAAATACTTAATTAAGAACAAAAAAATGGAAATGTTAAATTATTTCCCATTTTTCATTGATAATTTTATGTTTGACAAGCATTTCTTGAACTCTCGGTGTGATTAAATTCCTTCTACGAAAATCGTCAATTATCGACTGGTTCGCTTTTTTTTCTGAAACGTTCTCATTTAAAAACTTAGCGTTTTTATGAAGACTTTCAATAACAGAATAGAAAATCTTTTCCGCTTTCTTCTTTTCTACGAATTCATCTAATTGCTTGCGTGTAACGATTATTCTCTTCATGTTAAAAATTCATTTAAACTCAATTCTTTGGTTAAATAGTCGTTCTTGATTTCAACCATTCTACCAAGATACCCGGTATTCCTTAATATTTTAAATACGAGATTTTCTGTTGAAAATTCTCCACCCGTATCAAGTCCGGTTTGTCTATATTTTTTTATTTTATTTTTTAATGCCTCATGCCTTTTTATAAAGTCTTTTTGGGTAATGTGACTTTCCAAATCTTCAATAGCATTCATTAAGTCTGCTGCCTTCAACTGTACGTCTGCAGTATCAATGTTGACAATTTTTTTTGTTGGTTTTCTAAGCCATTCGTCTTTAATTAAAGAATATGTTCCAGATGAATGATGTGGTTCTGCGCTATCTTGAAAATACATTTCAACATCATGTCCTTTTATCTGGATTGGTAATTTCTCTGCCCATAACTGTTTTTTCATTTTAAAGAAATCACCAACAAAATCCTTATTCTCTGAAATCTGATTAAAATCCAATATAACATGAACATCTAAATCAGAATTCTCATTATAATTATAGTTGGACATACTACCAGTTAAAATTATGTCGTTGAATTTAAGATTTTCTGCATCACAAAATTCAATAAACCTTTTGGCGTTCATTAATAATGATTTCCTGACTTCAGTTTTCATTTTTTCATCGGATTCCCAGATAAGTGGACATAGTGTGTCATGCATTTGAATTGAAGACACGTCAACAACATCTGGTTCAACAATTTCTTTTAAAATATCTGAAACATTATTTCTCGACCAGAATTTACATGACCAATAACGTGGAGTTGTTTTATCTTTGGCAGTGTCACACTTATGACGAGCACGAAAACTTTTACGTCTTTCTGGGTCATCACGTTTAATCTCCATATTAGGGTCACCAAAATTAACCTTTTTAACGTTATCTGTGCTTGGGTCTTTAACAAAGACCTTATACTTTTTAACGTCACCCTTCGTAGGTTTATTTAATTCGACACTATTTCCTTGATATTCTGCCATAATATTCTTTTCAATTTAATTAATATATGTGGTTAATTCGTATTTACCACTTTCCATTCGATAAATTATAATTTGTAGTGCTTTTCTCTGCTCCTTACCGTCTTTATATATCGCAATACTACCACGTTTAGTTTCACCATATCCAACACCACCAGTACCAAATTGATTAAATAATTCGTCATTGTCAACAGTAAATCCTCTACTTTCAGCCATTTGAACTGCTGCTTCAAGTGCTGCGCTTAATGTTTCAAAATATGTTTCTGGTTTAAATGTTGAAATTTCATTTAAATTATCTTTAAATGATTTATCAACTTTTGACATAACCTCAAAAAGTCTCTGTTTATTATCAACTTTTTTCATAAAGAATTTTTTAAACTTTATTTTCCAACTTTTGCAATATCAACAACTGGAATTTTTGATTTTTTTTCTTCTTCGGCAGGTGCTTCATCATTTTCTTCAGCTTCTGGTTCGTCATCATCCATTTTACGACTTGAACCTTCTTCTTCGCCTTCTTTTTCTTCTTCTTCACCGTGCATCCAACCATAAACATCATTAAGATGCTCTTTAGCTATAACAATTTTATCTTGCACCCATGAAGGTAAATCACCTTCAGGTAATCCTTCATATGCTTTTTTTGCTAAATCAACAAGTTCTTCTAATTTGGCTTTATATGATGCACCTTCTTTTCCGTGTTCCTGTGGTTCTACAGAAATTTCTTCTTTTTCTTCAAACTCTTCATTTAAATTAGGTTTAAATGTTTTGTCGAGTCTACCCATGACTTCGAAAAGTCTTACTTTTGTATTTTTTTTCATGTTTTTATTTTTCTATAAATACTTATAATTAATGTATTAACAAATATACCCCAAGTACATCTTTTCGATGTGCTGCAGTATCTGCATCTGAAGGTGTTACGATAACATTCCAAAGATTTGTTCCTTGCTCTGGTTTTTTCAACATTTCGTCAGAAGATATAATTGTATTTCTATCAATATCGTAGAATGTTGCCATAAAATCTTTTAACTGATTAAGTGCTTCTGGTGATTTGTAACGGTAAATATTTTTATATTCGGGTTTACCTTGTTTCATTACCTGCTCACCCTTTTTATTTAGGACTGGTTTCTTAATTACATTAATATAGTCTTTAAAGACATGTTTTGGAACAACATCTGCGTGCTTATCTTTTAGTTTGTCTATTAAATGTGTTTCTGGAGAACCGGGGTCAACCGAGAACCGGAATACAAAATTATCTGGAACATCTGCTTTTTTTGCAGAAGAAACCATTTTTGTATATGCATAATGTAAAACATTTGGCGTTCTTCTTGCAATGTCCATAGCTAATTCAAGGTATTTGTCAGAAATAAAATCTCCAGAATCATGCCATCTAACTATTGTCGTTAAACCCTTTTTTTCATTGTTAATTCTGGCAGTTTCAATTTCATCAATAACTTTATATCTAAACTCATCCCAATGATTTAAAAGAAAATTTAAAATTCTTGATTTGCTCATTGCAGCATCATTGTACATTACAGACCTACCTTTTTGCTGAAAACAGTAATCTTTACAATGACCAGCGTTTGGGCAAGTATCCACAACTTTAAATTCTTTATTTTTTTCGTCAAAGAACAAACCCTTATATGCAGGTAATGAAATTTTTAATATGTTGGTTTTTCCAACCTTATCATTTGTACCTAAAATTGTTAATGGTCTTTGCGTAAATTCTTGTGCTAATTTTTTATCGTCAATTACGTTTCCACCCATGTCAACAATTTCAATTGTTTTTTTATGAATGTATGGGTCTTCCCTATCACGGGGAGCATCACTTTTTCTTTTATCTGTAATTGTTTGTACATCTGCAGGTCTTAATCCAACCCCCTCAATATCTTCTTCAAGATTAGGGGTTTTCGCAAAACTTTCTAAATCGATGAAATCGCTACCATCAAAACCCGGTGGTAATGAACCAGCTTCGTTTAATTTCATACCTGCGACTCTTTCCATCATTTCAAAAAGTCGCTTTTTAGTATCCTTTATCATTCTGAAATCATTTTTCATAAATACTTCAATATATTCAAATACAAATAGTATTTATATTAAATTCTTGTACAAAATGAATTTAGAATGCTTAAACGACATAATAACCGATAATTTGGCTATACATATTGACCTAACGAACGTTAAGTCATGGGACTTAAATACGGGGTTCACATCAATTAGTTTAACTAAATGGTCTGGTGCAGTTTCTGATAATCTGGACTTAATTGATTTCGGTTTAACTGGTTTTGATAACGGCAGAACCGATAAAATGTGGGAAGGAATTAAATTTACACCCAAAGATACATTATTTACTATGTATCGTATAGGGTATAACGTAGTTGATAATCCAACAAGCGGTGAAACAAGTGGTGTTACGGTTTCAACCGAATTTGACTTATATCCAATAAGTGCCATAACCACCGGAGCAAGCGGAAACTACTTTGAACTTGCTGGTGGGTATTTACAAGGATTTTTCAAATTAGACCAATATAATTACGAACTTCTACCCGCAAGATATAATAATGGTATAACCATAGAAACACTATTATACTTACACCCAAATTCTCAGGGTATTTTTTACATGATGGGTGCACGTGCGGAAGATAAGTATAATCCATACTTTAGTGGAGAAACCATTACAGGTATCACTTCAACTGGTGTCACTACAAGTTTTGACAACTATCTCGATGCTATTAAGGAAAAGGAAACTGTAAAAAGTGGTTTTGGTGTGTATGAAGACAGAATGGAAATAACACCGGAACAAGTAAATCCAATTGAAAATATAAAAAATAATGTGATTGCTTTTGCAATGACCGAAGATAAAAAATTAGCGTACAAGTACATTAATAATGAAGGATTAGTTGTGGTTAACACATCGCCTTCTGCAATTAGTAGAACCGGATTTACGTGGATTACGATTGGTTTTGCACCCGATAGCGTGATAGATGACCCAGATTTACTTATTTGTGCAGAACAAAGAAAAGGAAGATTAACGTTCTATATCAATGGTCGTGCTTTCTGGACATTAAAAGAATTTCCAGAATTCTTTTTCAAATCGTTTGCAAATGACAAAGAAAAACAAATAGGTGTACCATATTCTATTAGTTGGGGTGGTGGTTCATTTGGATTAAAACACTCGTGGCACTATGATTATCAGACATATAATATCTATACTGGTCAAGACGATGATTACTTAAACAACACTTTTTTAATTCAAGGAGACCCAATCCCTAACGAATGTAACCCAACACCAAGTGAGCAATATTTACCGGGATTGTCATTAAGTGCTGATAGTACTACTTTCAGCGTTATTGATGAATGTAATCCAGAGGTAGAAACTCCATTGACTGTAATGAGGATTGAACATACCGGAAATACAGCAACAACTTATTTTATTAAGTTCAACCAACCAGTTTCAGTATTATCGAACAGAAATTATGTTGTTGACATGTCAGTATATAACGATAATTTCTTCACATATCTTGCTCAAAATAAGAAAATAACAATTTTGGTTTACAGCGATACTGTAGATGTGAGTATTATAGAAAGTGTTGAATACACCAAGAATTCGTTTGTTGGTACATGGATGCCACTTAAAACTGTTTTCAGAACTGAAGAAAATAGTGGACAACATTTTGTTTATATTGGTATTCTTATTGAGTCCGACCTCGAATTTAATCTAAATTCACCATTATTTGTAAGAGATTTTACATATACTGGTGCTGATATTCTTGTGATTGATGAAAGAAAAGATGATTTGTTGATTGAACAAAACTTTGACTCAGGCTTCATTGGTGGAATTCAAAAACTACGTATATATGATACAGCGTTGACCTCAACAGAAGTTCTACATAATATCTATTGGGAAACCAGAAATAATCCGGGTCAGAACATTGTTGTCAGCAAGGGTGGAAGAATAATATATCGTTAAATGAGCAGACTACTTGAAATTTACGAAGGCTGGAAAAATTACACGTTTCCAAATGCTGAAGTTGAAAAGCAAGCCAAGGAAAGAATGAAAATTTGTATAGACTGTAAAATGATAAAGAAAAATAACGTCTGCATGATGTGCGGTTGTTATATGCCAGCCAAGGTCAGAAGTCCAAAATCCAGTTGTAAGTTAAAAAAATGGTAGTTTAAATTGTACTTGTTGTGAGAACATATGAGTTTTCAAGTGCTTTCCCTTCAAAAACATCATCATCTAAACACATCTTATTGTATTGTTCGAGAATTTTAGTTTCACCGTGAATAATAATTTCGAGACGACCATTCAAACATGTAATACAACCAATATATTCTCTCTTTTTAAGGTCAAAATATGCACCCTTGGGAATGTAAAAGAAAATTGTTTTTTCTTGAGGTTTGTCTGTATTAACAACCTTTTTATATTTAATTTGGGTATTATCTTCACAGTTGTCCCAATATGTGAAAAAACGAATAATAATACCATCATCAACTTCGTGAACAACAGGAAGTTGTTGAATTAGCAATTCTTTTCTTTTGTCGATTAAATCATTAATTTTTTTTAATATTTCCCTTTTTTCATTGTTCATCTTTTTAACAATATGGTGCTTTACTTAAATTCTTAAATTCCCTACTATTATCTTCAATACCTAAACTATTGCTTTCGATATAGCCTTCAGTATATTCTTTAATAAATAGTGTTCTGATATTATGTGGTGCTCTTTGAAATGCGGTAAATTTAATTTCATCGCCATCGCTTGAAAACAATGAAACCTCAACATCGTCCCAATCCAAATAATTAAAATATGCTTCGCCAGAAGGTTCAATTGCATCTGCCATAGTACCACCCCAATTACCGGGGTCATAATATCCACCTTTACCAATCGAGATTCTGTCTGAGTTGAAAAATAAATTGAATTTTAGGGGTTCTTTGTATTGGTCGTACTTATAGGTTATCTCTAAATTATAATCTAAGGTGATGTAGGAAGCATCGTCAAAATCATCTTCCCAATTTCCACCGATACTTGCATCTTCAACTTTTATTCCAATTTTGGAATTTCTTGCCGTCTTTTTATTGTCGCTAACACTTAATAAAGAATCACAAATAAATTGTTTTTGGAAATCTTCGTTGCTTAACAAATCCAAGACTTCCTGTTCTTTAAGGTATGCATCATTACCTAAAAAATCAAAATTCGAAACTTCTTCGTTAATGATTTTAATTAAATCTTTCTTTTTCACAGAAATCATTTTTAATAATAAATACTTATAACTTTATATAAAATCAAAAACATTTTTGTCACTTGAAAGTATTTATGTAAAGAAAGTCATTGCTTAATTTAGAATTAAGTTAGGTCTGATAAAGTCAGGAATGATTTTTAAAATTAAATACCACATCGCCCGACAGGGGTTAGGTAAAATTTTAAGAACTTGACTTCAAAATTATAATTGCATCACAGTGTGGTGCAATTATTTTTTAAAATATTTTTCATTTTTTTTGAAAAAAGTTTGTATTTATGATTTTAATGCATATATTTGCATCGAAGTTTTTAGTTAAACATAGTTGTTAGAGTTTTGAGTTATGAAAAATTTAGTGTACATAGTGCCCCAACCGCAACAACATCCACAGGATGGTGAATGGGGAAAGTACGCTTAAATTTTTCGTGAAAGTTTAAGGTGAAGTAGACCCCATTCTGAAAAGAGTGGGGTTTTTTTGTAACATTTTTTTCGTTCTTTCGTATAATGAGTTTTGAAATATATAAAAATGAATAAGATTTGTACAAAATGTAAGAGTTCTTTGAATATTGATGAATTTCCCATTGTTAATGGAAAAACAAAAAAACGTAGTTCAATGTGTTTGACGTGTAAAAGAGAGTATGATAGGGAATATCATAAGAAATATGCCGAAAAACGTAATGAACTAAAAAGAAAAACACAATTAAAGAATAGACTTAGAAATAGAAAGTTTATTGTTGATTATTTAAAAGAAAATCCGTGCGTTGATTGCGGGGAAAATGATTTTATTGTGCTTGAATTTGACCACAAATACGATAAAAAATTTAACCTTGCTGACGCAGCCAGACGTGGGTATTCTTTGAAAACAATAAAAAAAGAAATTGAAAAGTGTGATGTTGTTTGTGCCAATTGTCATAGACGCAGAACAGCAAAACAATTTAATTATTATATCAGGGTGTGAGCGAGAGGTTGAAGCTACTGGTCTTGGAAACCAGTGACGGCACAAAGGCGTTGTCGTCCGTGGGTTCGAACCCCACCACCCTGACAAACCGCCCCAAACGGTATATAAAATTGTAATCAAGCAGTGCGCATTTAGTGCTAATTACATATTTGGGACACATGGTGATTGTAGAGGAATTGGTAGACTCACCTGACTGTGAATCAGGAATCTTGCGGGTTCAAGTCCCGTCTTTCACCCAAATAGTGTTCATTGAAATATTGTTTTTCGGGATGTGGTGTAGTTGGTAACATGCGTGCTTTGGGAGCATGAGACCGTGGGTTCGAGTCCCGCCATCCCGACTGTGTTAGTGGACTGTTGGTTTGTCCGTCAAGATTGTGACTCTTGTTGACGGGGGTTCGATTCCCCTCTAACACCCAAAAATACATGATATTGTCTCATGGTGTAATTGGCAACACGTTTGACTCTGAATCAAAAGAGTGGGGGTTCGAAACCCTCTGAGACAACAAATGGTCTTCTGGTGGAATTGGAAGACATACCCTTTAAGGGGGCGAAGGTAATAACAGGTGTTCCAATAGAACAGAATAACTTCATTGCAGGTTCGAATCCTGTGAAGACCACGAATGCCGAAATGCGGAGCAGAAATGCGCCAAATTACGGAATATTATCCTCTGGCAGAATGGTTATTGCATCGCCCTTTGAAGGCGACACCGAAAGGTTTGCAGGTTCGAGTCCTGCGGGGATAACAAAAAATTTTGAAAATTCAATTTTTTTTCTACCTTTGTAAAAAATTGACCTGTGGTGTAATTGGCAACACGTCAGATTTTGGTTCTGAAGTCTCTGAGTTCGAGTCTCAGCAGGTCAACTAATTTTCTTGGAATATGGATGAATTAGAAATATTACGAAAAGAAAACGAAGATTTAAAAGACAAACTAACCGATTTGACTTTCGAATTGAATTACAATAAACAAACGGAGTTAATTGAATTCGTTCGTGAATTATATCAATCATTAGGCAATGTTGGTAAAAATCTTACAAAAAAAGAATTGGTTGAAAATCTGAGAAACTATATTAGAGAGTTTACAAAAAATAATAAAATACAATTATGAGTTACAATTTATTTCTTGACGATGTTCGTATGCCGAAGGATGCCTTCGAATACATGAAACAACCAATTTATATTTCGGTTGAATGGATTGTTGTCAGGAATTATTATGCCTTCATCACACTAATTGAGAATAAGGGTGTCCCGGAAATCATATCGTTTGACCACGACCTTGCCGATGAGCATTACGATTATCAAGAACAGTTTGGCAACAACGAAATCTACGATGTTATGACCGAAAAAACCGGATATCATTGTGCAAAGTGGCTTATTGATTACTGTATTGATAATGAAAAGGAACTTCCTGCCGAAATCATCATTCATTCAATGAATCCTGCAGGAAGTATGAACATCAAGTCATTATTTAACACCTACATCAAAGTACATGGAAAAAAGCCAATTGATGTTTATGTATTACCTTCTTCCAGAAGATGAACGGCTTGAACCAGTAGAACTTCCTGTACTTCTATTTACTGTCCCACTATTTGAACTCCTTGATTGCGTTGGTTGTGAATAACTACGTGGCGTTGTATTTGTCGTTCTATTTGTCGGTGCAACTGACGGTGCTCTTGTCGGTGCAGTACGTGAATATGAGGGAGCAGTTGAGGGTGCTCTTGAGGGAGCAGTTCTCGTTGGTGTACTATAAGTACGTGATTGAGTACTTGTAGTTGTACGTGTTGTTGTACTTCGAGTTGTATTAGTATTATTATATGCTGGACGTGTGCTCATGCGTGGTGAACTATAGGTCGGCTTGTAAGTTCTCGCATCATCAGTGCGAGTTTCTTGTCTCTGTAGAGTAGATGTTCTCCTTTGTGGTTGATTATAAACAGACCTACTTGAAGTCACATATCTATTTCTATGACCGTAATTATAGCTAACATATTGTCTATTATGACCCCAATACCCATAATTATAGCTAATATAGTATCTATTGTAGTGCCAATAGTTATATCTATAATAAGGAGTGTACCAGTAATCATAGAAGAAAGGGTCGTAATAACTATAATATGGCTGATAATAGTATGGGTATCGGTAGCCGAAAGTCAATAAAAAACGATAATTTGGCTCGTTATAATCTCTACAATAATTGTTAATTATCACTGGTTCAGATTTTTCCTTAACAACAATATAAACAGTATCTATTTTTGTTGTGTCAGGAGTACCATATAATTCTTTGTCTTTCTCCAGACGATATTTCTCGTAATTTGAGAGTTCTCTTTCCTGTGCAATTAATGTAAATGCAAAGAGAATTGCGAGTAGTGTTAATAGTATCTTTTTCATGACTTGTGTGTTTTTAATTAAAAGGCAATTAACGTGCCAGATTTTTTATAAATAGATTGGTATTTATGTAAAAAATATTCTTTCAATGAAACAAAATGATAAAGAAAGGCTTTTTGAAGTCATGCATAAAGTTGCTGGACTACCATTAATCAATGAGAATATTGAAGAAAACAATGTTCCAAAATTAGGTTCTGTATATAAGGAAGGGGAAAGCTATCTTTGGAAAAACCAAAAAGTATTTGTCGATGAAAATAAAGAAACATTAATATTTGAACTTTTAATTTCTGAGGTCATAAAATATGTTGCACCGGAATTAACACAGAAAATGAATATAGTTGGTAATCAAGTATTAAATTTACCATCATTTGACGACCAATTAACTCGAAATCAAGAATATTCGTCCATGTATCGACAATCGGGTGGTGATGAATTCTATAAAAAATACGATAAAATAAGTAAAACAATCTATAGAATCTTAAATTATAACATCAATCTTACGGTGGTTATGGAAAAATCTCAAGCCAACCCCAAAGACTTTGTTCCTGTTGAACATATTTCAGGATTTAACAAAGCCATTGAAGAAATTAGTAAAGTTTTTAATGTTAATAAAATTGATTTAAGTATTGATATTGGAAAATTGTTACAGAAAAATTTTATAGAAATTGACAATTAAATACATGATTTATGAAACAAAATGATAAACAAAGACTTTTTGAAGTCATGACAAGGCTCGATAAAACATTCAAACCCAAATTGAATGAAGAAACATTTCGTGATAAAAATTTCAAGTTTCATGAAGGAGATGAAGTTACGTTTTTAAAAGACGGAAAACAAATTGATGGTATTATTTCAGATTATGATTATCATATGATGACTTGGAAACCCACATATAATATTGATTATATGCAAGATGGTAGAAAAATGACCATAATTGGTGTTTCAGAGGATAACATTACACTAAAAAAATCCGGGTCAGAAGAAGAGTATCAAAAAAGATTTAATCAAAATAAAATGATACATAAAATGCAAGATGGTTTAGAAGAAGAAGCAAACAACAACCAATATTTTCCAATAACAACACCTGTTAGTAGTGAAGACGATAAATTATTTACCGGATTGGTTAATCAGGGAATTGATTCGCATCTTGAAGGATTCACCAAAAGTACATTTGATGTAAAAGATAGTGGTTTGGGAAAACGTAGGGTTTTTAATTTCCACACATCGGAACTTCCAATATTATTAAGAAGACTTGAAGAACTTGGAACGGAAGAAGCACTCCAATGGAAAGACGATATTGAAAATTATGATAATAATATCAATGAAATGAATATTGGAGAAATGAGAGATGATGAATTTAAATATTTTCATCAAAGCGAAGGAACACCAATTACTAAACATAATGTTCTTGATTGGTTAAGAGACCATCCAGAAGATTTTGATAAATATAAACATTTATTAAATCCAAAGAGTACTGATACCATGAGACGTTTATTAATTACGCATCCTCAATTCGTCAATAAATTAAATTGGTATTTTAATCGTTTGGGTAGTGTTGACCTTAATCATATGTTAAATAAACGACCAGAATTAATTGATGCAGTCGAATTACCATTAGAACATTTAGGTAGGAGAGATTTATTCTCGATATTGAAAAATCATCCTGAATTAAATAATCACCCTAAACTACAACAAATAAAACAAAAATACGTAATATAAAAACACGTTAATTATCAATCATTTATAAAAAAAATAAAAAATAATTTAAAAAAAGTTTGGAATTGTTGTAACATTTTATACCTTTGTAACGTATTTAGATAAAAACGATTTAATTATAAAAAAGAAAATGAAAAATTTACTCGACATATTAATGGTAGCGGTAGCCTTGGAAGCAGACCTATTATGGGTGGCTGATGAGGATATGCTATGCGGAGTCGGGTAATAAAAGTTTTTTTAATACCTCCTTTCTTTTAAAAAGAAAACCCGACTCCCCGAAAAAGTCGGGTTTTTTGTTTTGGGGGTGGTTCTTTGACATGTTGGAAATTTGGTGCTGTAGTTCAGCTTGGTTAGAATGCCTGCCTGTCACGCAGGAGGTCGTGGGTTCGAGTCCCATCAGCACCGCAAATGGTCTTCTCTGGAAGTGCACAACTATTCGTGATATCAAATAGTCTCGAATCCAGAGGTGACCGCCACATTGGTCTTATGTGCTTGACTGGCGTGCAGGATTTGGGTTGTCGCCCCACAAAAACGAGGGTTCGAATCCCTCTAAGACCGCAATGCTTTGCTGTCGGCTCATACTTAGAGGGTATGGGGTACGAAGATACACGGGTTAGTGTAATAAACACGTCTGCTTAATAACCAGATAACTGTGACATGAAAAAGTCATCATCCGTAACAAGTGGCAAAGTATTTCAACGATTCCGTAGTGTAATGGTTAACATCCCGCACTGTCTATGCGGGGAAGGGGTTCGAGTCCCACGGGGTCGGCAAAATTTAAAACAATGAAAAAGAAAGAAACATCTGGAATCTCCAGAAAAAAGGTTGAGTTTAAATTAATTTCAAAGGAAGAACTTCAGAAAAATAGAAGTAATGCCTACGAATATTTGGTTTAAGTCTGGAATTTCCAGACAATCTACCGTTTTAGCAGTAAAAAGTGTAATATATGATACTTTTAGTTAACATTTTAGCCAAAAGTACCGTTTTAACAGTAAAAAGTGCAATATATGATACTTTTGCATGCAAATACATATAATTGCATAAAAACAATTAAATTCATATGCTTTTGCATATAAAAGATAGTGATGACCGATGTAAAAAACTGCACGAGAAACAGACACGAGTGGGTTAAGAGATGTTTTAATACTCACAAGGGTTGCCAGTACCCAAGGTCATCCAAATGCTGCGGTTGGCAAATTAGGTTAAGCCACCAGACCTTCAATCTGGTCATTGCGGGTTCGATTCCCGTCCGCAGTACCCTTGGTCGTTTTCTGTACTTTCTCGTATTTATGGGAAAGTATAGATTATGGCAAGAAAAGAAAAGAAGTATCATTTAATCTACAAGACCACGAATATCTTAACTGGTCGATATTATTATGGAATGCATAGCACCGATAATCTCGATGATGGTTATTTGGGGTCAGGTAAGAGATTAAAATACTCAATTAATAAATATGGCAAGGATGTTCATAAACGAGAAATTGTTGAATTTTGTTCAAATCGTGAATTATTGAATAACAAAGAAAAAGAAGTTATCACCCTCAATGAAATAGGAAAAAAAGATTGTATGAATTTAATTGTTGGTGGTCAAGGTGGTGATGGTGGATTAAGCAATGTATCACCAGAAAAAATTCAAAACATTCGCAAAGGTGCATCAGATTTCATGAACAGACTATGGAAAGACCCAAAATTTATTGAAGGTCATAAACAAAGGACAATAGAGATTTTAAAGAAAAGACATCAAAGGGGTGAGGTTAAATATGATACGTTCACAGGAAAAAAACATAGTGAGGAAACTAAGATAAAAATGAGTAATCTTAAAAGAGGAAAAGGTGTTGGTAATAATAATTCACAATTTGGTACTTGTTGGATAACAAAAAACGGTAATGATAAAAAAATAAAAAAAGAATACCTTCAAGAATATCTTTCTGAAGGTTGGATTAAGGGTAGATATGTTCGGGTCTTCTAACGGTCAGGAATCTGGGTTTTCATCCCAGCAATCGGGGTTCGATTCCCCGTCCGAATACAAATCAATCGCTTCCTTAACTCAGTCCGGGAGAGTGTTTGCTCGACATGCAAAAAGTCGTAGGTTCAAATCCTACAGGAAGTACAAAAAATGCCGTAAACTTGGGATAACATTCTCTTAAAAGGAAACCGGAGTAGCGAATAGCTTAAAGCGAAGGGGTTTCATAGTGAGCGGTAACAGCGAAAAGTTAGCCACTTAGTAGTTGTTGGGTGATAGTGTAGTGGTAGCACGCCCGTGTGAAAACGGGTAGGTCGGGTTCGAGTCCCAACACCCCTTAATGCTTCCTTAACTCAGTTGGTTCAGAGTGCCACCCTTACAAGGTGGAAGTCGTAGGTTCGACCCCTACAGGAAGCACAACTAATTGCAATGGTTCTTAACGGGTTCGATTCCCGCTCGTCAGAAGTAATTACCTGATGGGATGGTGTGAAATGGTACGACACAAATAGTCCCTTAGTTTAGTTGGTAAAAACGTCTGGCTTACATCCAGAAGATGCACTGGTTCGAATCCAGTAGGGACTACAAAATAAATTTCTCGCAGTGTTGTAACTGGTAGCCAAGCTGGTCTAAGAAGCCAGTGTCGAAAGACGTGTGGGTTCGACTCCCACCTGCGAGACGATATGCGGACGTGCCGGAACTGGCATACGGGTTAGTCTTAGAAACTAAATTTTGTGGGTTCGATTCCCACCGTCCGTACAAAGATGTTAATAAATAGTGTTGAAGGGCAGTAAGAGTGGTAATACGACAAGTCCTAAGAACCACCACCAGTTTATTAACATTGAGAGAGGCGCATGACAGACTCAAGCAGGGGTGACTGCGTAGCCTGTACCGAGTGTTCTTAAAAGTGAAGGAGTAATACCTTCAAACACATTATTTCGAACTGCAAAGGGGTAATGGTTGAACTACTAATAAGGTACTACTCTCATTTGGGGTCGTGGCAAAATTGGCTAATGCACCTGCCTTGCACGCAGGGGATTGAGGGTTCGAGTCCCTTCGACTCCACAAAAATGAAAGTGAATGGCACACTACCATTTAATGATTACCGACAAGTTGAAAGAGTCTTGGGTTATAACAGCTTTCATTTTTACCACGGGGCAGTGGTGACAAAGGCTAACACGATAGGTTTGCAACCTTTAGATACGGGTTCGATTCCCGTCTGCTCCACAAAACTTGACAGACCCCCAAACTGTACATCGAAGTGGCGGTTTTAATACCCATGAAATGGCATGGAGTCAAGTTCTTTTGCCCCGTTGACGTAACTGGCAACCGTATCAGGCTTAAAATCTGAGTTTCTCAGTTCGAATCTGAGGCGGGGTACAAATTACCGGAAATTGCCGGATAGTAATTAAGTACATCTGATTATCAATTAATTATGATTTTATTTTTTGCCGGATATTACCGGATATACACGTCCGTAGTTCAGTTGGTAGAATAGTGGTCTCCAAAACCGAAGGTCGGGAGTTCGAGTCTCTCCGGGCGTGCAATATGTGTCTGTCATCTAATGGCTAAGATATCGGCTTCCAACCCCGATGATGAGGGTTCGACTCCTTCCAGACATGCAAATTCGAAATGAAGTGGTGGTAAAAATCGCAGGTGTGTGTCAGACTCACTGTTCAAGTCCAAATTGAATACGAGACCACTGAGGGCAGAAGTGTACCCAAGAGCAATATCAGTTACTGGCACGACACCGCTTCAGAAATCCAGATAATTTTGTAACATTCCTTGTTTTTCTTCGTATAAATATCTATTTTAGCGCAAGTATTTATGGTAAAATAAAACTATGAAGAAAATATTTTTAATGATTATGTTGATAATTTTCACATTATCAGCATTTTCGCAGGAAACATTACGAAAAAAAGAAACATACTACCAACAAGCATTTGCTTTACTTATTGGTGGTGAAACAGAAATGATATTAAAAGACCGTACACGTGTTGATATAGTAACTGAAACACATGCGATTGAAGTCGATTTTGCTGAAAAATGGGCAGAAAGTATTGGACAAGCATTACATTATGAAGGAATGACTGGAAAAAAAGCTGGTGTTTTACTTGTAATAAAAGGACGTGAGGATGAAAGATTTCTTGATAGATTAATGGGTGTTGCAGCAAAACACGGAATTGATGTTTGGGTCTGGGATTGGACACAGGATACTTGGAGTAAGGTTGATTATAAAATCGAATACATATATTAATGTACATAATTTCAAAACATAAAGATTATTATGATGGTGTTGTCGGTACTGTTGGTATGGACAAGACACTGGTCTATGAACGTGAAAGCGAAGAAATCACTGAAGGCAAATTAATGCCAAAAGAATTTCAAGGCACACGTAATAGCGGTTGGCATGGTGTTAATCGTGACAATCCCTTTTTAAATATTGGATATGCTGATATTGATAGAAAAAAGACAAAGAAATATACCGGAAGAAGTTTTTTCATAGTAGGATTTTGTGGAAAACTCTATTTGGGTTGGAAATTATATTATGAGGTAAAGGAAGTTGTTGATAACCAATTTAAAGAAGTAGTGAAAGTTGATATCGTTTATGGTTATGAGAACGTCAAAGACTTCATTAGAGAAAGCTACTGGAGGGGAAATCTTAATGATGATGTTGAATATGTTTTGAGTTACAACGCAATTGATATTTTCAGAAACATTAATGCACCTGTTTTTGTTTATGATACCAACAGAGATGCACCACGAAATTCAGATACGTTCTTTATAAATCCAATACTAAAGGATTGGGAATTCTATAAGGTTGTTGATAGTTTCACAGCTTTTCAGGAAATTCAAATGTTTATTGGTGGGGTGCTTGGTAGGGGTGAAAAGGAAATCGTTGTTGTTGAAGATAAATATAAGATTGCACAACACGGATTTGATAAATGGAGTTTTAGAAAAGAACCACAAAATAAATAAATTATGAGCGCATTATATCCACAAGACGAAAACTTTCAAAGAAGAGTACAGGAAATTATTTCTGAAAGAAAACAAGAAATTTTTTCTAAAAGACAACAAGAAAGTCAACTTTTCTCACCAAGAAAAACCAGCGATGAAATAAAAATCAGTGTTTTAACTGAAGAAAATGAAAAACTGAGAAAACAGTATGCCGACTTAGTTCAAAAGGCAAATAGATTAGTTGCTGCATATCGAGAACTGGAAGTTGAAAATAAAGAATTAAAAGCGAAGAACAATAAACGTGATTCGGTTGTTAAAACCGTTGAGAACTCAAAGAATTTTTTCAGAAACATCTGGAATAATTTTATTAATTGGCTTAATACGTAATGGAAAAAGAAATACATTCAATTGATATTATACCTGCAGTATTTGTTAAATACCGGGAAGACGGTAACGTAGTTTTAAGATGTTTACAGGGTGAAAAAACTGTTAATAGAGCATTTGAACCACACTTGTTTAAAAATATACCGGAACTAAAGTATTTATTTTTGGGAATTATAACTGGTGTTGGATACATGCAATTGAATGTTTGTGATGGAAATGAATTCGAGTACTTATTCAAGAAGAAATGGAAGGAGTTATTATGAAAATGATTAATGAAATAAAACAAGATATCATTGCTGCTCTTTACGATGGGCGCATAAGCGATTTATCTGACATTGGAAACGAGATTGGAATTGTAATTGGAAAATATACTGATGATGAAAATACGATTGAAGATTTCATTCGAGGCGTAAAACACGGAGTATCGTTGGCTGACGGTACACATCCATAATTTCGAAAATCATTAATAATTAATAATATAATGGAAAAGCACGAAGAAATTTTAAAAGAATTGGAACGGAAAAGAAAGGCAAATAATCGACATTGTGAATTAAATGATTGTCCTGCAACACCATATATGGAAGGTGCAAATCGTGTTCTCGATGAAATGATTGAATTTGTTAAATGTTTAACAAATAAATGAATAAGTTCTTTAAAATAATGGGGCAGACTGGTTTTGACTTCATGTCAGACTTGGTAATGTAAGCAAGTCGTAGTTGAATCGGACTACGTTAAAAAGGTTCAAAACAACAAATGCAGAGGATATAATGTCCATTCCAACGTCTCTTACAAGAGGCAAAAGCGTTTTTGCGAGAAATACTGAACTCGCATTTGCTGCGTAGGAACAATAAAACAGTAAAAACAACGGGTAGTCATCCTGAGTTGATTTGTTCTCAAGGATGTGGCGTTGAAAAATAGAAAACTGAAAAAATAAAATATTTTGCTGGTTTAGAAAAACCGGATAAACTTGTAGAAAACTTATTAATCACATGAAACACAGGGGTTCGACTCCCCTCTGCTCCACCAATATTGTAAGTTAAATAATTGATTATGAAACCTGATTACGAAGGAATGTTGAAAAAAATGGATGAATGGGTAGAATCTGATGATGGTAAAGCCTATTTTGAGAATCTTAGAAAGAAAAATGAGATTCAAGAAGGTCGTTATAGACGTTTTGAAAAATGGTTAGAGCAAAATGATTTTGATACGTTAATATATAAATTGATTTATGAACACGGAGAAGAATGGCGAGAAAAGTGTTGGCATAATGGCTGTGAAGTTTATCCAAATAATAAACTACAATTTATAATTGATTATGTTTTCGATAACTATGCACCCATTAGTGTCCCACAACTTGAAAATATGTTCACCACAGATATTAGATTTTTTAAAGGATATTATTTCAGAATAATGCACGGACAAGGTTCTGTATTTGATTTATATAATGGAGATGATTTTCAACACCTGTTAAGCGCATGACAACATACAATAAATTAGTACGGGATAAAATAGTTAAAATATTAAAGAAATCCAGCATTGGTTATAAGTACCATATCGCTAAAGATGATACAGAATTTCTCGAAAAACTATATGAAAAACTTCAGGAAGAAATACAAGAATTTCGTGAAAAACCAAGTCTTGAAGAATTTGCAGATATACTGCAAGTACTGGAAGCCATTGCAAAATTCAACGAGTTTGATTTAAATAAAATTAAAGAAGCAAAAGCAAATAAACTTCATAACAAAGGCGGTTTCAATAATAGAATTATTTTGGAAGAAACGAAATAATAACTATCTTTGTTCTGTGTTTTTTGAAATGGCGGGATGTCGTAATTGGTAGCCGAGACAGACTTAAAATCTGTTGAACCTTTGTGTTCGTGTGGGTTCGAGTCCCATTCCCGCTACTAAACATTTGGTGGCATTGCTACAAATTAACAAAGGCGGGTTTGGTTTCCCAACATCGGTGAAAATCGGTAACATGAGTTCGAGTCTCACCACCGAATGTTTTTAAATAAAAATGATATGAAAGAAATTAAAAAAGCAATACGGAATGAAATTCGTAAGGATTGTCGTGAGGAAGCTAAGAAAATTCTTGAACTTGGTGACGATAAAGACCGTGGAGATTTTATGAAATATCATGAAGAAGATAAGGGAAACATTTGTTGTCTTGTTCTGGACTTTGCAAAGAAAAAATTAATTGAAGCCGGAAAATGGGAGTTTAATGAGAATGATTGTTTTAACGACCAGTTTAGATTTTTGGAAGATGAAGACAGTAAAGAAACTGAATAATGACAATTGTTGTGGGAAACCACTAAAGGTTGTTGACCCCAGAAGGAAAAAAGATTTGGGGATTAAAAAAGTAATTAAGAAGAGAACGCCCGGATGACGGAACTGGCATACGTATTAGATTCAAAACCTAAGTTTTGTGGGTTCGACTCCCACTCTGGGCACAAATTAGTATTTATATAAAACTGCATTTTATCATGAAAGAAAAATTTAAAGTCCTGTAACGCAACTCAAATGGTGCGTTCAGGAAAATGGGAAACAAAAACATTGTAGATAATACCACGAATCGTGGTGAATTCAACCGTGCTTACAAAAGATATCTTGAAGGCAAGGGAAAAATCAGTTGTACTTATTGCCGTTATCATCGTAACGAAAACGGTAAAGGTAGAGGATATTATGGTGGATATGAAAGAACCAACGGTCATGTCAAAATAATTTATCCAAACTGGAAACTTGTTTCAAGTAACCGTAAGCAATGGATGAAAAAATCGATGAAAGTCGTTGAAAAAACTGTGCGCTGGTCAGGCGCAAAATACATCGACATTACTTGGTAATGTCGATTATGGCGGGATAGCTTAGTTGGTAAAGCACTTGAGTCATAACCAAGAGACCGAGGGTTCGAGTCCCTCTCCCGCTACAAATAAAAAACCCATCGAATTCGATGGGTTTAAATTTCCAACATGTTATTTCTTCTTTTTGTTCAGCCATTCGAACAATCTGTACATGCCATAGGCAGCAGATATAAACAACCAGAGTCCAAGAATTGTTTCTGCACCGGGAACTCCTTTTTCATATATCATTGAATATGCTGTAAATATCACAACATAACTAATGGTAATCATCCAATTATTTTTAAACCATTCTTTTACTGCTCCCCATTTAGGAAGTACCCATTTTTTAATGGCTACCCATTTAGCGAGAAGCCATGTTTTAATTTTTTCCCATATTTTTTTCATAATTTTCGTTTTTATATTTTTAAATAATTTTTACACTATAATATGTTCAGACCACTCAGGCATATTATTTTCTTCAGATATTGTTGCTGCTTGACCTTGTACAAATTTTGCTGTTTTAATTACTCTGTCATTCAAAAGTTGTTCCAGCAATTCATCTGATATTTTAGCATAGGATATCTTAGTTCTATATGTTCGATTCGTTTTATACTTCAACAATTCCGGGTTCTTGGATTCAACTGCAGTTATCTCAACCGTATGATATTTTCCTCTTTGAACAAGTTTTTCGAATAAATTAAAAATATAATCCATATCGTTTGTGAAAACATTTGGTGTCGTAACCGAAACAAAGAAATTACTATCAATTTCCATTATGATTGCAATAAGTGTTTTCATATTTTCTTTGGTCTTATCAGACACGCCAAAATTTTCTGTATTAAATGCTGTCACATTAAAGCCTAAACCCATGTCGTTTATTCTTTTTGCTTCATTCATAAAATTAGTTCCATGAGCATCCCAACGGTCTTGTTGACCTGTTGTTAATAATTTTACGTGAATCATTTCATGTGCTAACGTGCTTTTAAAATTACTATATGGAATTTGATAGAACCCCGACATTGCCAGATGTTGAATTTTTATCTGACCGTCATAGTTGTTTTTTAAATACTTAACATGACCCAACGAAGTTTTTCTATTGCTCCAACGCATTGGTACTCTGGGTAATTGATTATTAAAAAGCATTGAATTATACTTATTGTATTCTTGTTGTAAATCAATACTTTGAAAATCAACGATTTCGTTATCTTCATGTTCTTTGGCTTCGCCAAGAAAACTACTAATTTCTTCCTTAATTATTATATTTAATTTCATATTAAAAAGATACTCTACAAATTTGATTCTTGAAATCAAAATCTAATTCATTGACATATAATCCACTGCTTAATGCTATTGAAACATTTTCTATTTGGAAATTCCATTGGATTTCTGATACATTTTTTTCTGTTTCCTGAACCAATTCGTCACTTTGTTTGTCATATAGATTCAGCACATAGATACCCTCAACCTTATCAATTTCAACATTAAAACTCTCAATACCATATCTATTAACCCATAAATTAACACTCCAGCTTATCATTATTTTTGTTCTATTGATATCGGCTTCATAATCAGATGAAAAATATTGATAATTATAAAAATCTGCATCAACAAATGATGAAAAATGTAGTCTTTCGTCCTTAAACACAGAAGATTCTGATAAAAAATTTTGAAATTCTTCATTTATTATTTCATTAATTTTATCATATCTATGATATATGTTTTTACCGTTAATATCAACAACACTTAAACCATAAAAACTTGAATTGAGTTTTTCTGCAATTTTTAATGCTTCGCTCGGTTCAAATTTAATAACTTCCGGGTCATTAAACGGATTTTTACTTGATTGATAACTAAAACTATTTGGTTGAATATTAGTTATATACTTTTTTTCTCCGTTCTTAATTATCTTTATAATTACTTTTGAGGCATCCATTCATAAACATTTTTTATAAATACTCGATATGTATTAAACTTCCATTCTTTCAAAACATGAGTTTATATCTCTTCCCGCTCAGAAATATCTTCAGGTTCTGCTTTCGATGTTTTGTCAATTAAATTGAAATACTGAGAATACTTTTCAAATTTAAACGCAGGATTATTCCACGTTCTACCAGCACCCGCAAATCTTTTAATTTGTTTTAATTTTAATCCTCTAAATGGAACACCTGAACCAGATGTTACTGGTTTTTCTTTTGATAAGAAACTTGGCTGAAAGTATTCTGAATATTTTTCTTTAACTTCTCTTGATTTTAATGCTTCAACCATATTACCATTTTCATCTAAAACAAGAACTATTGAAAAAGACGATTCGGGTACAACAGATACTTCTTCTTGACCACTTCTATCAAATTTTACTGCGTTAAAACCGGGTACTTCAGTATATTGCCCTTTTCTTTGTTGAATTTCCCATTCAGGATTAATTCTATCAACATAATCTTTATATGTCATTTCCCATCTGAACAAATATTCAGTTAGTTTTAAAAATCTTCCAACCATTGGATTTTGTTTGGGTTTTGCTAAATATCTGTCCCATACACCCGCATATTGAGCCGTTTGATAACTACCTTTCGGTGCTTTTTCTTTCCAATATTTGAAAATATCATTAATTTCTTCTGCTTCTTGACTGCTGGCAGGAATTTCTGCTTGTGTTTCTTTTCTTGTTTGCAATACATAATCAAGTGTTTGTTGTACTTCTTCAGGAGAAACTGAATAAGAATCTGCCAATGTTTGTATATCTTTTGGTGATAAGGAAGTTCTTGTTCCAAGTAATACGTTTATATCGTTTATCATTTCTTGAGAATATGAAGATTTTTGTTCTTCCACAAAATATTCTTCTTTAATTATAAAGTCAGAATTGACTTTTTTCATCATTTCAAAAAGCATTTGCTTACTATTGGTATTTTTTTTCATAACAAATTTTTTTATAAATACTCTATGAAATTCAAAATAGTTTGATATCTTTGTGTCTCAAATGCATTTATAAAATGACGAACTATTCGTACAAATTATTCAGACAATTAAAGTCTGGTGAAATTACATCGCTATTCATCAATAAAACTGAACGATTAGAAAAAGGTGTCTGGCTCGAAGCCAGAGAATTTCCAACAGCAGGTTATAAATTCAGACCATTCTGGCATTGTACTGCAAAACCGGAAGCACCACATTTAAGTGAAAAGGGTAGAATTTGGTTAAAAGTGGAAATGCAGGATTATGAAATTTTCGAAAGACCCGAACACCAAGGTGGAAAATGGTTTCTCGCAAAAAGAATAAAAATTGTTGAATGACGGAATAAAGTTTTAAAGTTTTGATAATCTACCAAGTTGTGTATTTTTAGTTCCTTTATATTCATCATGTTTTTTAATTTCAGCAGTAAATGCAAAAACATCACCTTTACTGAACCCAAATAAATCTTCAGAACCTTCAGGTGCTTGTTCGATTACAAATTTTTCTGAAAGTGTGCCAAATTTCTTTAAAATATTACCCTTATCATCAACGAATGACCACAAATACCAAGTTCCAAATTGACCATCACCACTTCTTGCATCAACTAATTTAGCATACGGTATTCTCACTTTCTCATTAACATTTCCAATCCATTGAGAATCTTTTCTTTCTGCTGCTTCAGCACTTCTTTTCTTTTCATTTTCGAAATAATTAATTGCTGATGCTAAAAATGCTGTGTCTTTTATTCTAAAATTTGGATGCGCTATAAGTTGTTTTACTTTTGCACGATATTCATTAAACCCAATGTTTTTATCATATTCTGTGCCGTCATACTTGTCGGTCACAATATTTGGTGGTAAGGGGTCTAATGTACTTGCAAATTCTTTAAACTCCTTAACATACTGTCCATCAATTGGATAATTATTAAAATCTTCTCTATTGTCAATAATTTTTTCTGCTTTATCTGCACTGGCTTCACCGTCATTTAGTCTATATCTTGGTGCTCTGTCCGGGTATTCCCACTCACGTTTAGTGTAACCCTCATTTTCAATATAATAATGAAGAATTGAAATAACTCTATTAATATCAACTACACGGTTTGAAGGACTCATTCTATGTCCACCGCCACCACCACCTTCATTACCACCAAAATCGTCATCTAATCCACCCATTTCTTGAGTAAAATCACGTAAATAATCAAGGGTTCTTATATACTTAGCTGGGTTAATGCCAATATATTTTTTAACACAGGAACTACCCAATCTTAAATATTTTCCTTTATCTTCATCTTTAACGATGAAATTTTTTCCTCTATAACGTTCTTGATGACAATAATCACAATCTCCACTGCTTTCTAAATATTCTGGTGGTACGGGTTCTGTTTCATCGATTTCAATTGAACCTCCGGTCATGTTATCAACAACAGCAACTAATTTATTGTTGCCGGGTAATTTAAACATACCTTCGACTTTAACTGTTAGGTCGTAAATATCAATTAAATATGTATCACAAGGTGGTATTTCACAGGGTATTGCAATTTTTTTCTGATAAACAGCACCTTCAATTACTTGTGGTTCAGGTAATTTCAGTTTTCTTGCCATTTTTCTTAATGATTCAATATTCTTATCGGCAAGTCTTTTCTTATATGTTGGAACTTTAACAGTAAAATCAACACCTTTTTTGTCTTG